CTAGCCGAGCGCACACACGTCAAGTAGCGGGTCCAGGTCGACGCGCAGCACGCAGTCCCGTCCGGCAGTAGGCGCCGGAGGTGCGACGCCGGAGGATTCGCCAGTCGGTGGTGTGGTCGCCGCGGTCGGCGGAGGCGTCGGGCTGGCGGAAAGGTCCTCAGGGGTGAGGCGGGGAGCTTCGGGAATCTCTGTCTCTGAGGGCTCCGCTGTCCCCGTAGGCCGGGGCTGGGTTGACCGCGTTGGTGTCTGCTCCGGGCGGGGCGTCGGCCGGATCGCGGGACGGGTCCCTGGCCCATCCGTCGGTTCTGACCTGTCCGTCGGCTTGCGCCCGTCCTGGCCGGGCGTGGCCGAGGGGGTCGGCTTGCGCGTGATGGGCGGGCTCTGTGACCGCATGGTGGGCGTGGCCGTGACAGTGAGTGGCGGCGCGGCGATTTTCGGCTGCTCAGCACCATCGAGAAGCATCGGCAGCATGAGGGCCGCGCCGGCTGTCAAGGCGCTGCCTGCTGCTGCGGTTGCCGCCAACGCTGCTCCGGGGTGATTCCGCCCCCAGCGTTTGAGGGGCTCCCAGGCGAACGCCGCGATGGGCAGGCCGACAAGTGCGGCCAGGCCGTGCTCGTGCATGCGCACCGCCGCCCATATGGCGACGGCCCTCGCTTTGCCCTTGAGCTTCTCGTCTACCTCGACCACCGTGCGGCCATGCTCGGTGAAGGCCACGGCCGGGCTGACGGGGTTCTTCACTTCCCGGATCTCAGGCCATCTCACGAGCATTCGCCGCCGTACTGCTCTGTGAATCGTCGCCACCACTGCGACTCGGCGATGGGGTCGGCCCGCCCTACTGATGGGACGAGGAAGGACCGCATCCGGCCACCGATTCGCCAGCGGACAGGGTGCCATTGTCCGGCTGTGCTGCGCATGGCGTTGACCACCGCTGTGGGCGGCGGATCTGTCAGCAGGGCGTAGATCGTGTCTTGCAGGTGCTGGATCATGTCGTGGGAGAATTCGAGGTCCGCGGCCATGTCGGCGAAGCGCTGCTTGGTGAAGGTCTCATCGCGCAGTTGGGCCGTGGCGGCTCGTCTTGCGATGTCGAGGCGCTCTTTGATGGTGGCGAGGATGCTCCGGATCCGCTCCTGGTCAGACTCGTCACGACGTTTTTCGGCGATCACGTGCTTTCCACCCCCAGGCGATATTGCGCAAAACGCGCAGACTTGCCCTAATGCGCCCCCTCGCCCCGAACGGTGCAGACCGTTATTCCATGACGAAAACCTTCAATAGTCCACCCTAAGTGAAGGCCCGTAATCGTATCGTGACATAGGGCAACAAGGTCACGCCAGGGCACACCAGGGCACGCCCTCCGACCTGCGCCTTCCTGAATGATTGCTGAGAATAGGACGCGAGCCGGGTGACCTAAAACCCGCAAGGTGAGCAGCCGCAATAAAGAAAGCGCGTAGCTGTCGGACTAGCCGCGTGACCGAAACTCTCGCACATCGGCAGATGGCCTCTCGTCCAGCTGCCGAGCTTTTGCTTCCTCCAGCCTGCGCAAGGACTCCAGTTGGTGGATCAAGTACCGGCGCTCCACCTCGTCCAGGCCCGGCGTCTCCCACAGGTGCTGCTCCTGCGGATCCTCGTACCGGCGCTCCACGGCAGGGGTGTCAGACCTTTGCGAGGCCGGAGCCACCTCCTCCAGGATGGCGCGCACCCTTTCAGGGCTGAGTCGGCGCGACAGCTCGCGGAGGGCAGCCTCTAGCCCGTCGGCAGCCTGTACCTCGCCCGCGCCCGCGGTCACTCTGATGACGCCGGCGCCGCCTGGCGCGGTGACGGAGGTCATCTCTGTGGGATCGCCGCCCGCCAGGACGCTCTCGATAGAGCCGGACGCCCACTGGAGCGCTTCTTCGAGCCGGGCGCGGACCAGGTCACTGACGCCGGCCTCTCCGCTGCGGAACTTGCGGAGGTGGGCAGTGGAGATCCCTGCCTGTTCCGCGACGTCGTTCCACTGGAGTCGCAGGGCTACTCGCCGCTGGTTCATGAGCTCGGCGAGGCGCTTGAAGTTGTCGACTCGCTCCATCGTGTTCGTCCTCCGAATGTTGGTTGGGCTCGCGGACCCTGACCGCAATGTATCGCAAATTGCCTGTTCAGATGGCCAGGTGACGCGCTCTGCTTGAGGGGTTAAAAGAATCATGAGCGCTCTGTTGCGCTCTCTTAAATTATTGCGCTATGTTGCGTTCATGAGGAAGCGACTCAAACTCCCCTTCGACGGTGGTCTAGCGAGGGAACAGCGAGAACGCAGAGGTTTCACGCTTGCTGAGCTCGAACTTCGCTGCGAACAAGCTGGCACAAAAATCGCCGCCAGCACTCTATGTAGGTGGGAGACGGGAGTCTTCGGTCCTACTGCGGCGCGCTTGGCCGTCCTCGCCATAGCTCTCGACGTTGATGTTGACGCCCTGTTGCGCAACTCTGACGGATCCAAGGCGGAGTGTGCCTGATGCGCAGAGAAGCGATCAATAGCGCTCCCGATACATCCTCGTGCCCTGGCGGACCGGGATCGGTTCCCCCCGGCAACTCCATGGCGGGACGTGGCCTCTCTCGCCCGCTCATCGAGCTCATTGACATGCCGAGCGATGAACAGATCCGCACTGTCGCCAGGATCTTCGGCCTTCACGAGGGCGGAGCGCTCTATGAGGCCATCAAGGAGCGCCTCGACCGTGAGACCGCGGACAGCAAATCAGCGGGGGAGACGGCAGCATGACCGACCTCGACATCCCGAACGGCTCCCCGTTCGACGCGATCAAGCGGGTAGACGAGTGCGGCGAGTACTGGTCGGCCCGTGAGTTGATGCCGCTTTTGGGCTACCGGAAGTGGGACAAGTTCGAGGACTCCGTCGAGCGCGCCCGCGTCTCCATCGAGACGATGGGCATGGACCCCGACGCGGAAGCTTCCCGGCGCCGGGAAGCTTACGGCCGGACCAGGCAGATTGGCGCGAACTACCGGCTGACCCGCCACGGCGCCTATATCACCGCCATGAACGGCGACGTCCGCAAGCAGGAGATCGCGGCGGCGCAGGCTTACTTCGCAGCCAAGGCACGCGAGGCTGAGGTTGCCGAGTCTGGCCGCCAGGTTGCCGCGCGGAAGCTGTCGAACCGCGAACTGGCCGCCATGGTGATCGAGGAGGCCGACCGCGCCGACAAGGCCGTGTACCGGGCTGAGATCGCGGAGGGCAAGTTCCAGGCGATCGAGGCCGGCGACGGGCTGACGCTGACGGCGTTCCACAAGAAGTACTTCAGCGAGGTCACTGAGCGGACGTTCTTCGAGCACCTGTACTCGCGCGGCTACCTGATCGACCAGCGCGGCAAGGGCTCCGAGCGCGACGACGGAACGTTCCGGAACGGTCCAGAACACCGCCATCCGACGTTCAAGGGCAAGCCGTTCTTCTACCTGCACGGCAGCGGAGTCCACGGCAAGAAGCGGCGCGAGAACACCCGCGTCCGCCCTGGTGATCCGGAGCTGCTGCTGAAGGCGGCGCTGTCGAAGGACGGGCTGCGGGCCAACGAGCACAAGGCGGGTTACCTGTTCGCCATCGAGGGCGGCGTGTCATGACCGCCTACGAGTACCACCGCAAGGTGATCGCCTGCTGGCGTGTCGGCTGCATCGAGCGTGACGTCGCCGACCGCGCCGACTACGTGGGCCGCCACCACAAGCCCACACAAGACGCGAGGCCAGCCGGCCAGGGCTGACCTCGCAGACCACCCGCTCATCCCAAGTCGGACCACGACAAGGAGCAGGAGTCAATGACAGTTTACGACCCACCGCCCCGACGAAAGGGCGGACCGAAGCCCAAGCCCATCGCCGAGCAGTTGCTGAGGAAGGTTACGCCAGGCCACGGCGGCTGCTGGATCTGGACCGGCATTGTCATCAACTCGGGGTATCCGAGGCTGGGCATCACCCGCCAGAACAAAACCAAGCAGTACCTCGCGCACCGCCTCTCCTACCAACTCTTCGTGGGCCCCATTCCCGAGGGCATGCAGATCGATCACCTGTGCATGGTCCGGCGCTGCGTCAACCCCCAGCACCTCGAAGCGGTAACGCCTCAGATCAACGTGCTCCGATCGCCCAACACCATAGCCAGCCGTTGGGGTCATCGAACCCACTGCGAGAGGGGCCACGAGTACACCGCTGAAAACACTTACCTGCAGCCGCGTCGAGACAACCCGGACAAGACCTCGCGCGTGTGCCGCACCTGCAAGAAGGCGTGGAAGCGAGACCGGAAGGCGGCGCAGTCATGAGCGTCAGCATCAGCGCTACATCTCCCGAGAAGACCGGCGTGACGCCGGAGGCCAAGTACGCCGTTCTCGCGACAGCGGCCTACCTGTTCCGGCCGGAACAGGGCTCCCATCTGCTGCGCCGGGCACTGCTGGCGTCGATCCTGGCTGACCGGCTCGGCCTGGACCCGCAGGAGGCCATCGAGCAGGCGATGTACGGCTGCGACTTCCGTGTGGTCGCGGCTGGCGACGAGTGCGAGCGCCTGATCAAGCAGGCCGAGCGCGCCGTTCTGGCCGCCGAGCAGGACGGGCAGGTGGCCCGATGACGTACGTGCTGCCCCCGAAACCCGCCGACGTGGCCAAGCAGATCGACCACTACGAGTACTCCAAGCGGAAGCTGCGCTGGTTGTACGCGACCGAAGTGCAGGTGGCCGAGCAGCGTCCGGAGCGTGACCAGTGATGGGCCGCCACTGCGAGCTCTCCCGCTGCGATAACTACGGCGCCGAGCCGATGTCCGCCTGCGGCATCACCTACGTGTGCCCCTCATGCCGGACCGTGATCGAGCAGCTCACCGCCATCTACCAGGAGCAGGGCGCGGCTGAGGCTGCCCGTCTCGCTGAGAAGGCGGGAGCGGCGGCGAAGTGAGCAGCAACGTATACGGAGAACAGCTCCGCCAGAGGCGACGGGATGCACGGCTGACGCAAGAACAGCTTGCCGACCTCGCGGGCATCGCAAAAACCACGCTCCGCAACGCGGAAGCCGGGCGCAACATGCCCCGGCCACAGCACGCCGCAGCCATAGACGCCGTACTTGACGGCGTCGTGTCGGGCGACATGAAGCTCCCCGAGGACGTCGAGCGCGAGCGCACCGTCCGGGAGGAGATCGCCCTCCAGTTGGAGGCCGCCGCCGAGTGGTACCCGGAGTCCGTCTTTCCGTCCAGCTCCCAGAACCCGGACGCCATCGCGGGCCGAGCGATGCGCTACGCCTACCAGAACGCCGCACGTATCGCGCGGGGTGAGGACCTGTGATGGCGCAGTCGCGTCCCTGGTTGACGCTCGCTGACGCGTCGTCCGTCCTGGGGATCCCCGAGTTTCAGGTGCTGGACCTGGCCGTGTCGGGTCGTCTGCACTCCCGCCTCAAGCACGATCACCGCGAGGTGTGCGCGGCTGACGTCATCGAGTTCGACGTGGAGATGCACACCTCGCGGGCCGTGCACGCGGACAAGCCGACCTGGGAGCCGTGGACCGCCGCCGAAGACCCGGGCGCTTTCGCGGAACGGGCAGACCACGACACCCCCAACGACGAGGGAGCAGAGCAGCAGTGAACTTCAGCTTCGAACCCGCCACCAAGGACGAGGCCAAGGCACGCGTGGCCCTGACCGGCCCGTCCGGGTCGGGCAAGACGTACACGGCGCTGACGGTCGCCACCGGCCTGTCGGACAAGGTGGCGGTCATCGACACCGAGCGCGGCAGCGCCAGCAAGTACGCTGACGAGTTCGCGTTCTCCAGGCTCAACCTGCAGTCGTTCGAGCCCCACACGCTGTGCCAGGCGCTGGCCGCCGCGGGCGCGGCCGGGTTCGGCGCGGTCGTCGTGGACTCGCTGACGCACTTCTGGTCCGGCACGGGCGGCATGCTGGAGCAGGTCGACGCGGCGGCCAAGCGCGGGTACGGCGGGAACTCGTTCGGCGGGTGGAAGGAAGCCCGCCCGCAGGAACGCCAGATGATCGACGCGCTGGTCTCTTACCCGGGCCACGTCATCGTCACGATGCGGTCCAAGACCGACTATGTGATCGAGGAGGACCAGCGCGGCCGGAAGGTCCCGCGCAAGGTCGGGCTCAAGCCTGAGCAGCGTGAGGGCATCGAGTACGAGTTCGACATTGTCGGCGACCTCGACCACGAGAACACGCTGGTCATCACCAAGTCACGGGCCCGCGACATCGCCAACCGCGTCATCCCGAAACCGGGTGGCGAGTTTGCGCAGGAGATCGCCGTCTGGCTCGGCGATGGCAAGCCGTCCCCGGACGCGCTGCACTTCCGGGACCTACTGCTTGACCAGTACGCCACTCAGGAAGACGTGGCCGCCGCCGGCGCGGACATCCGAGCGCGGGGCCTGTTCGGCGCCCAGGTGGTCAACGAGCACGGCGACGCTGTCGCTCTGGGGGAGTTGGCCCGCCGCCGCTGGAACGAGTTGGGCAAGGCCAAGCCCGCTGACGGTGGTGAGGCGGCATGAGCGACCTCACCCCGAAGGAGGCGCGTCTCGTCTTCGCTCTGCTGAAGATGCGCGCCTCCCAGATCTCCGCCGCACTCAAGCAGGTGACTCCGTTCATCGAGCAGGAGCCCGGCGACAAGAACGCCGCCCTGCTCGGCGCGGCCCGGCTGGGCAAGGTCGCCATGACCGAGCCCGAGGTGAAGGCGATCGTCAACGACCGGGAGAAGTTCGTCGCGTTCGTTCAGGAGACCGCCCCGACCGAGGTCGAGCACATCCCCACCGTGCGCACCGCATACGAGATGAAGCTCCTGGAACAGGCACTCCGCAATGGCGCCCCGGTGGACGCGGACGGCCAGGAGATCCCCGGCGTGGAGATCGGCTACGGGGCGTCGCCGCAGCAGCGGTTCTACGCCGACGAGGGCGCCGACCGGCTGCTGGCGGTCGTCGAGCCGAAGGACCTTCCGGAGCTCGACGGCATCGACCTGACCGAACTGCTGGGCGTCCGCCCTGCCATCGAGGCGGGCGAGCAGTCGTGAAGACGAAGACGCCTACCTGCTGCAACAAGGCCACCTTCGCGAACGAGGAGGAGGCACGCCGCTACTGGGACCGCATGGCACGTCTCGGCGTGCGGCGCGAGCTGCCCACCGACGTGGAGCAGTGCATGCGCGGCTGGCATCTGACGTTCCCGCCCGCCGAACGCGAGCAGAAGCCGCGTAAGGCGTTGAAGCGGACCCAGCCGAAGAAGCCGGCGAGGCCGAAGAGCGTCCCTGCCGATGTGAAGGCCACCGTCCGCCGGAGAAGCGGCGGCATGTGCGAGGTCGGGCTCGTCTGTGGCGGCGTGGCGGCTGGCGTCGATCCGGCACACCGGGAGGGCAAGGGGTCGGGCGGCACCGACAAGAACTGGTCGAACCTGGCCAGCAATCTGCTCTGGTCATGTAGGGATGATCACGACTTCATCGACCAGAAGCAGCCCGCCAAGGCCGAGAAGCTCGGACTGAAGGTCCGCGCTGGCGTGGCCCGCCCGTGGGAGATCCCGGTGCTGCACAAGCGGCTGGGCTGGGTGCTGCTGCACTCCAACGGTGGCCACCGCCTCGCGCCTGTCGGGGCGCACCCTGACGGGAAGCGGCCCATCCCGGTCGTCGCCTGCACCACGTGGGAGCTGATCCAGCAGAACGGCGCCTTCGCCGAGGCGATGGAGCGCTACAAGCACCTGCAGTGCCCCGGCTGGTCGGCTCCGTGCGAGGGCTTGTTCACCTGCGGTTGCGGCTCCACGCCCTTCTATCTGGAGCAGGTGGCGTGATGACCCGGGTCGCGCCGATCGAGTTCTGCCACTACTGCAAGCAGCACGTTGAGGAAGGCCACGACTGCCCGTACGGGCCGCCGAAATGCCCGACCGACGCGGGGGAGACATGCGGCATATGCAAGCCCTGCCTCGCCCTCATGGAGTCCGACCCGAGGTATAGGCCCGCGTCCGCCTCCGACCATCCCGCCTGACCTGGAGACCGCCATGACGCACGTAGACGACTACGACGAGCCGGGAGACGACCGAGAGCCCGGCGAGCCCGAGCAGGAACCGCCGATCAGTACAGAAGAGTTGGCCGCGCTGCTCCGTCGCGTCCAGTCGGTCGGCCGGTCCTCCATGTGGGCGGGCGTGCTCTTCGACCGGATGCCGGAGCTGGTCGACGAGCTGATTGCAGCCCGCCAGCGGATCGCCGAGTGGGAGGCGCTGCCGACCCGCGAGGAGTGGACGGTCACGGGAGGACCGAACTTCCCGGTCGAACCCGGCGAGCCGACGATCGCGCCGGGTGAGCAGGCGGTGGTCGAGTACGCCCGTAGGCATGAGACGGCGCAGCTGTGGCGCCGGATGCTCTCAGTCCACCCGTGGGAGCCGCTCGACGAGGCGTCCCCGTTCTAGCCCATCCCTGATCTTCCGCTGCTGGCCTCGTCCTCGGGGGTCGAGACCAGCAGCGGCGCACCAAGACCACATCTGAACCAGGAGCCCAAGTGAGCAACACCAACGCCGTTCTCGAACCGCAACGGCTCGCCTACCGGCCCGAAATCGTCGACCTGATCCAGCAGGTGACCGAGCCGCAGATCATGCAGGCCGTCACCGAGATCACCGGCATGCAGGAGAAGGTCAACGCCCTGCAGACGCAGATCGCCGACAAGAAACGCTTCATCGCCGAACTGCGGCAGGCGCAGCGCGACATCGAGGCGTGCGCGGACCTGCCCCTGTCTCTCCCTCTGCAGGGCCAGGGGGACCCGGTCAAGCACGCCGAGGTGTGGGGCGGCCCTCAGACGGGCGTGATCCTGCCGAAGGGCTCTTTCCCGGAGACGGAACCGGACGGCTACTGCATCCACTGCGGGAAAGCGGCCTGGCTGGTGTCGACGACCACGGCCAGCCCGAAGGGTGCCCGCCACTCCTACGGCGCCACCTGCGACCCCGAGAACCCGGCCAGCAACGTCGCGGAACTGGCGGTCGAGTCATGAGCGCCGCCTACGAGCTGGTGTGCCGCCTCACCCGGCCCGCGAAAGGCCGCCACGGGAAACGCCGCCGGCGCCCTGAACCGCTCGCCCCGTTCCCTGTGGCGGACCCGGACGCGTGCCGTCCCGCTGACCTGGTCCCCTTCTCCGACTTTCCCCGTGTCCGCCCCTACGACCCGTCGAAGGGATCCGCAGCATGAGCACCGAAACGCCCGAGACGAAGAACCCGTACCAGCTCCGCCGCGAGGCCGTAACCCGCGCCGTCAAGGCTTGGCAGCAGCAGGCCGAAGAGGCGGACGAGGCGGGCGACCGGGAGCCCACCGCTTCGGAGAACGCGGCAGACCTGGAGGACTGCCTGATGGACGAGGGGCTGGTCCTGCTGCCCCGCTCTACCGGCCACGGCAAGTGGATCGTCACCGTCGATGGGCAGCCCGCCGCACGGCCGGGCAAGGACCGCCCTGCGGGGCCGGTGGACGCTGAAGAGGCCGCTGAGATGTTCCTGACCCGGACGGCCGCCGACTACTACAACGAGTACCAGGTGACGATCCGCCCCGCGTCCCCTGACGAGCTGGTGGCTTCCGTGTGGGACCACATCACAGGGGGTGGGTCGTGACCGCCCTCGACCAGATCACCCCGTTGTCCGCCGAGCAGCGCGACGCACTGATCAAGCTGCACGAGTACGACGAGCTCATCTTCGGCGGGTTCATCTGCCTGCACTGCACCCCGGACGACTGCGACGACCCGGACGACAACGTGTACTACCCGTGCCCGCCGCTGCGGGCCGTGGGAGTCACGAACGAAGAGGCCGTCCTCATCATCAAGCTGGCCCGAGCCGAGCGTGCCGCCAAGCATATGGGCGACGCCCTGACCAATGTCGGCACCGCTATGCAGAGCGCAGCCTCCACTGCCCACGAGCTCGGCGCGGGAGCGGGGATGGACGTCATCGTCGGTTACCTGTCCGATGCCGGGATGCTGCCCGCCGGTCTCCTCACTGAGCCCCAGGACGGGGGCGAGACCCGGTGAGCCTCGACAACCTGGCCGCGATCGTCCACCTATGGAACGCCGTCTCGGGCGGGACGCTGCTCCCCGTCGTCGCGGGGTTGTGGGTGTTCGTCATCGGATGCGCGCTCATCGCCGTGTGGCAGGTGCGCCGTGGCTGACCTGATCCGCAACGTCCTCACTGGGGTCGGCGGCCTCGTAGTCCTCGCTGCCGTGGTCTTCGCCGCCCTGTGGGCGCGAACGAGGCGCAGGGAGGCTCCCAAGCCGCTGCCGAACTCCGACCTGCCCGCTATCCCTCCCAACGACTACCAGGCCCTGTGGAACGACTTCGACGCGTGGGAGCGGGGTGAGAGGCCGTGATCGGCTTCGCTGCCCGCCTGTCGGCCTGGAGCGTCGCCTGGGCCGTGCACCACCTGCTGAGCGCCCTGTGTCCTGCTGACCTCCACGACGTCGAGGAGGACGGCGATGACGCCTGACCTCAACGTGGATCTGTTCGGTGGCCCTGGCGGCTGGGCGGTGGCCCTTAGGAAGCTCGGCCTGCGTGAGGTCGGCCTGGAGTGGGACACCTCGGCATGCAAGACCCGGGCCGCGGCTGGGCATCCGACGATCCAGTGTGACGTCGCCGCCTACCCGACCGAACCGTTCAAAGCCCGCACCAAGGGCCTCATCAACTCGGCCCCTTGTCAGGCGTGGTCCCGAGCTGGCAAGGGCCTTGGGCTGAAGGACCAGCCGCTCGTTCATGAGGCTGTCCACGACCTGTCCCAGGGCCGCGACACCCGCGCCAGGCTGCTCGCGGCCTGCCGTGACCCGCGGTCCCTGCTGGCCGCGGAGCCGATGCGCTGGCTGTACGACCTGCGCCCCGAATGGACCGCCATGGAAGAGGTGCCGGACGTGCTGCCGCTGTGGAAGCAGTACGCCGAGGTGTTACGCGGCTGGGGCTACAGCGTGTGGTGCGGCGAGCTCAACGCCGCCAACTACGGCGTGCCGCAGACCCGGCGCCGTGCGATCCTCATCGCCTCCCGCGTCCGATCCGTAACCGCCCCGGCGCCGACCCACACCCAGCACCCGGCAGGGGACGATCTGTTCGGCGGTTCCCTGGCGGGCTGGGTGTCCATGGCCGAGGCTCTCGGCTGGGGAGCGACGGACCGTGTCTCGCCGACTGTGACGGCTGGTGGGGGCAAGACGGGCGGTCCCGAGCCGTTCCCCACTCAAGCGCGCCAGGCGCTTCTCAACGCGCAGGAGCGTGGCGCGTGGGTGTTGCGGACATCGTTTGGTGAACCGTCAGGCGCCAGCGGGACGCATGAGATGGATCCCTTTGTGCGACCCGCCCATGTCGTCACCACCAAGGCCAAAGACTGGGCCCTGTCTCGCCCGGCCACCACCGTGTGCGCAACTGACCGGATTGGCGAGTCGCAGTTTGCCAGCCCAGACACGGTGCGGATCACTGTTCGGGAGGCGGCGATCCTGCAGTCCTTCCCCGCTGACTATCCGTGGAGCGGAACGAAGACCAAGCAGTTCGAGCAGATCGGCAACGCCGTCCCGCCTCTCCTGGCCGCTCACGTCGTGGCCGCTGCCACCGGTCTTCCCCTGCCTGCCCACATCCGTCAGGAGGCAGCGGCATGACCTCTCCCACCCCGCGCACGTGGACCATCACCCTGCCCGCCGGCGTCAAGCTGCTCAACGCCAACGACCGGCTGCATTGGGCCGCCGAAGCGCGGATCACGAAGGACCTGCGGACGCTCGGCCACGTGCTCGCCCTGAAGGCGAAGATCCCGCACCTGGAACGCGCCCACATCGTGTGCGTCTACCAGCCGCCCGACCGGCGGGCGCGAGACTCCGCGAACCTGCACCCCACGGTGAAAGCGCTGGTCGACGGCATGGTGTCGGACGCCAAAATCCTGCCCGACGATTCCAGCCGCTACCTGTCGGGGCCGCTAGTGGAGATCGGCGAGGTGTACCCGAAGGGCCGCATGGTCCTTCACATCGCCGAGGTTCTCCCGCCTGAGCCGGACGGCCTGTTTCCCGCCCCTGACCAGACCCACGAGAGAGGGCCGCTGCTGTGAAGCTCCGATTGAGCTCTACCGAGTGGACGGAGATCCGCCTCATCGGCTCCCAGAGGGCCGTTGAGGGCGCGGTGCGGATCCTCGCCGAGTGCGGTGCTGAGATCCGCTCCGACACGGGCACCAAGCCCGCTCAGAAGGGCAAGGACGGCAAGGTCCGCCGGTATCTCGTGGCTCGCCTCGCCGCGGCTCTTCCCGTACAGGAGGAGACCCGCGATGCCTGAACCGTATTTCAAGAGCGACGGCGTTGAGCTGTACCTCGGCGACTGCCGCGAGGTGCTGCCCGCGCTCGGCGTCAAGGCCGATCTAGTGCTGGCGGATCCTCCGTACGAGGAAACCTCGTTGAAGTGGGATCGCTGGCCGGACGGCTGGCTCGAGGTAGCCGCGAGCGTCAGCAAGAGCCTCTGGTGCTTCGGTTCCATCCGCATGTTCCTCGAGCACCATGGCGAGTTCGACGCCGCGTGCTGGCGACTGGCACAAGACATCGTGTGGGAGAAGCACAACGGAAGCGGCTTCCAAACGGACCGGTTCAAACGCGTCCATGAACACGCGCTCCACTGGTATCGGGGCGAGTGGCGCGACCAGCACCTGGACGTTCCCCGCATCGCCTCAGCCGACCCTAGCGACCTGCGCACCCGCAAGCCGCGTGTCAGCAACGCCCCACACATGGGGGCGATCACCTCCACCGAGCACACCCGCCGGGACGGCACCCGGTTGATGCGGTCGGTCATTCAGGTGAAGTCGATGAAGGGAAAGGCCCTGCACCCCACCGAGAAGCCGCTGGGGATCTTGGAGCCGCTACTCCGGTATTCCTGCCCGCTTGGCGGTCTCGTTGTCGATCCGTTCGCCGGGTCCGCCTCCACGTTGGTCGCTGCTCGCCTGTCGGGCCGTCGCGCGATCGGCGTGGAGGGCTGGGAGCCCTACGCCGAGAAGGCCGCTCTCCGCCTGTCTCAAGCCCCTTTGGACCTGTTCTCGGAGGTCTCCGATGCCTAACCCGACGATCTTGGTTCCCTCCCGGAGAGGAGCAGACCATGGCGAGTAGCCGTATGAAGCTTGCCCGCCCACGCCCGAGCTGGGCGTGGCAGGACGACAGCGCGTGCAGGGGCGAGGACCTTGTCCTGTTCTTCGGCCCCGACGGCGAACGCCAGCCTGAACGTGACGTGCGAGAGCGCAAGGCCAAGGCGGTCTGCTCCCAGTGCCCGGTCCGCGCTGCTTGCTTGGACTACGCGCTGTCCCGCAACGAGAAGACAGGTCTTTGGGGAGGACTCTCTGAGGACGAGCGGGCATCTGAGCGGCGCCGGCGGATGCGCCGCGGCGCCTCGCTGGCGGAGGTTTCCGTCCTTCCCGGGTTCAAGCGGTGCCGCGCCTGCCGTGAGACCAAGTCCGTGAAGGAGTTCAGCCGCAACGCCAAGCACTTCGACGGGCTGAGCATGCGGTGCCGTGCGTGCATCCAGAAGTCACGCAAGCCGACGTGGGCGCGATCGGATGAGCAAGAGCTGGAGGCGTCATGAGGACGTCACCTCGCAAAAGCCGCAATGGATCTGCCGCCAAACCTGATGAACAGAGCGGTAGGACCGTTTGGTCCTGCTTTCGCCTGCTCACTCAGGAGTCCCCATGGCCGTAAGCAAGCGCCTCCGTGCCGAGATCTTCCGCCGCGACAACCACACTTGTCAGAGTTGCGGGGCTACGGCCCCAGACGTGAAGCTCGAGCCCGACCACGTCATTCCCGTGACGCTAGGCGGCTCCGACGACCCGTCCAACCTGCAGACCCTCTGCGAGAGCTGCAACGCGGGCAAGTCGGCCACGCCGCCCGACGCGGCTGTTGTGGCACAGGTCTCCGAGCAGGCACTTCGATGGGTGGCGGCTCAATCGCAGGCCGCCAAGACGATGCTCGCAGACCTGCAGACTGTCAAAGCGAGGCGCAAGCGGTTCCGCGAGGAGTGGAACCTGTGGACCTGTGGCGACGAACACCGGCAATTCGACCTTCCGCCTGCGTGGGAGGACAGCGTAGACCGCCTGTTCGCGGCTGGTGTGCCTGAGGAAATTCTCTATGAGTGCATGGCCGCCGCCATGCGCAGCGACATGGTCAAGGCGGAAAACAAGTTCCGCTACATGGCGGGCGCCGCCTGGAAACGGGTCGAGGCTCTTCAAGAGCACACGTACGGACTGCTGGGGACTTCCGCGCCACAAGGGGGCCAGGATGCCCCGGACCAGAGCTGTGATGTCCGGTGGGCGCTCACGTACCTCTTGAAGGCCGAGCCGGACAACACGTACGAGCACTACAGGGTCATCGCGACGGAATATCTCGACGTCATGCATCAGGAGTATTCCGAGGACCACGTGTTGGTTCACATGGCGCTCTTCCTCGTTCAGACGCGCGAGGCCGAGGCGTATCTGGCATCGCTTGATTCAGAGGAAGCCGCGGAGTGGACACGGGTCGCCAGGGCTGCGTACAGCCGCACCTGTCCGCCAGAAAAGAAGATCGTGCTTGCGGCCGGCGGGTGGGCTAAGGCGTGGAAAGAGCATCGGGTTGTCCAGCCCGGTATGTGCAGCTCGGCGGGTGACCACGGCGCGTCCTGTCCACGGCGCCGAAGCTTCGAGGTGACCTACGAGAACTGTCCTGGCTGTACGGAGAAGGGCCACGCCTGTGCGGGCGGTCATCCCCTCTGTGAAGAGCACATGGAACTGCTTCTCGCGGGCGATCTTCGCAGCCTGCGGAACGGTGAACTCCTTGTGGCCAGCGACTTCTCCCCAATGGAGGGCTAATGGCTCAAAGACCTACGCGCTTCTCCTCGTCCTTCTAATCCCCGCTCCAAGGAAAGGCACGCTCTCGTGGCACGAATCCGCAGCATCAAGCCGGAGTTCTGGTCGGACCGGTCGATGGCCCGTGTCTCCCGTGATGCTCGGCTGCTCTATATCGCGCTGTGGAACCAGGCCGACGAGCACGGCCGGCTTCATGGCGATGCTCGCTGGATAAAAGGGCATTGCCTGCCGTACGAGGATGACCTCGATTTGGCGGATATCGACCGCCTGCTTGATGAGTTGGCCAAGGCGGGCAAGGTCCAGCGGTACATCACGGAGGAGGACCCTTACGTCTTCCTGCCGAACTTGAGCAAGCATCAGCGTCTCGAAGCTGGCAAGGTGCCAAGCCGTCTCCCGGACCCGCCCGAGCCGGACGACGATCCGTCTGCGCGCGGCGCGGACAAGTCTGCGCGAGACTCGGATATCCACAACGGTGGAGAACTCGATTCTGATGCATCGAAGCACGTCAGACCTAGTGCGCAGATCGGCGCGGACAAGTCTGCGCGAGACTCGGACGAATCGGAGCCGATTGTCGCTCTGCATGTAGCAGGTAGCAGGTTGCATGCAGCAGGCAGCAGCGACGCGCGTGCCCGCGCACGCGAAGAGCCGCCGCCGCTGCCGCATGAACTTTCAGAACCCGTCCGCCGCCTTCGGCGTCAACTCGAAGACGCCCGGCTCCTCGTCCGCTGGGACAAGCTCGACAGCGATCAGGTTGCTGAGATCACCGTCCTCGTGGAAATCCACGGCATGGAGCGCCTGGTCAAGGCGGCTCTGGCGGCGTACCAGCCCAACCGGCCGCCCGCATTCGCTCAGGCATGGCTCGCTACGTGGCGGGCCTTGCCATCTCCGACCGAGCGCCTCCGTGTGGTCGCGGATACCTGCTCGGCTCATTTCCTTCCGACGCCGTGCCGTGGCTGCGCGGCGGATGTTCTGGCAGGTGAAGCGTGACCAGCACCGATTTGGACCAGGCCACCCGCGAGGCGGTGGCCGCCCTCGTACACCGGATCCGGGAGCGCGACTTCGCCTCGGAGGAGGACAAGCCCGACGCGGAGCCGTTCGCGCTGGAGTTCGTGATGGCGATGAGGTTCCGCGGCTGGCGCCCGACGCCGGCGCAGGCCGCGGTGTCGTGGCCTCCGCCCGTGGGCCGCGGCGCCGACCCGGCCAAGCACGCCGACGCGCTGGCCGAAGCCCGTATCGACTGCGCCAACGCCGCGGCCAAGTTGCGGTCCGACGAGAGCGAGAGGACTCCATGAGCGCCGACCTAGACGAGCTCGTCGACCAGATGCTTGGCCCGGCCACCCGGCTGGTGTGCGCGGTTCAGGACTTCGACCCCGAGGAGTCCCACGCGATCCTCGAACCGCTCGACGCGGTCGAGCTTCGCAGCTTGGCTGTGGCTTTGGCCGCGCTGGTTCCGGACGACATGGCCCTTGAGGTGCTGCTCGCCTGGTCCCGCAACGAGGGGCCGATATCGCCGCGAAAGGCGCGCGTGAACCGCCGGCGGCTTGAGTCCGAGGTTGCCGAGCACGAGCAGCGCAAGCGGAGCGCCGCTTGACCCGGCTCTCCGACCCGATCGGGGAGGAGCCGGCGCTCCTCCCAGGACCCGACACGAGCGGGGAGCGCGGATGAATCGGACACATCGTCCACAACCTGTGCAAATAGCTGTGGACGGGGGCGCATGAGTTGTTCACCGGACAGACATGACAACGACCCGAAGGAGAACCGTAATGGCTGACACCAAGATCGACACCCGCATCCCATGCGGCAACGAGGACCACGAGGAGCGCACGCCTGCCGTCGCTCGGCTGTCGTGGCCGGACGGCCGGTTCCGCCCGACGACGGCCTGCCGGGAGGACCTGGAGGACACGTTCTTGGAGGCAATCGATGAGCGGCTGACGCTGCTGATCGAGCCGATCAAGCCCGAAGGCGAGCGCAAGGGCTCGAAGGACTACACCGAGGCGATCCGCGAAGTGGAGAGGGCTTACCGCAACTCCTACTCGGAGCCGGTGCGGGCGATCCTCCTGGAGGCGCAGGACATGCCGGGCTACGACATGCTGCCCGACACGCTGGAGGAGCGGCAGCAACTCCCGGCCCGCTTCCACGTCCCCAGGTGGGACGGCGTGGGAGAGCCGAACCTGTGGCTGTGTGCGGTCTGCTGGGACGAGGGCACCGTGACGCAGTGGCCGTGCAAGGCCGCTTCGGAGCACGGGGGCGAGGTGTTCGCCCGATGAGCGACAAGACGGGCATCTCCTGGAGCGATGCCACGTGGAACCCGATCATCGGCTGCACGAAGGTCAGCCCCGGCTGCGATCACTGCTACCCGATCCCGCTGTCCCGCATCCGGGAGAAGAACCCCAACCCGAAGGTGGCCGCCGCGTTCGCTGGGGTCGTCGAGCAGACCGAGAGCGGGCTGGACTGGACTGGTCGCGTCAACCTTCTGCCGGAGCGTCTGGACCAGCCGTTGCGGTGGCGCAAGCCGCGCCGCGTCTTCGTCAACAGCCTCGCCGATCTCTTCCATGAGGCCGTGCCAGACCAGTTCATCGCCAAGGTGTTCGCGGTCATGGCGCTGGCTCCGCAGCATTCCTTCCAGGTCCTCAGCAAGCGGCATGCCCGGATGCGCAGCCTCCTGGCCAACCCCGAGTTCCCTCACGCGGTGGCGCGGGCAATGGACGCCGTGCAGGTCGATCTGGAGCACGACCCTGCGGAGTTGTGGAAACCCATCCCGGGCTTAGAGGGGTACGAGGCGTCCTCTCACGGGCGCGTGCGGGGCGAGACCGGTTTATTGGCAACCTGCATAAATCCACGGTCCGGACGGGAGACAGTGACGCTGTGGAACCGAGGAGAGCCGAAGACCCTTACGGTTCACCGCCTGGTTCTCACGGCTCACTCTGCTGATGACCAGCCAGGCGCAGAAGTGTGTCACCGCAACGGAGACAAGCGAGACAACAGACTCGCCAACCTCCGGTGGGGAACCCGGTCGGAGAACCAGCGGGAGAAGGTCCGACACGGATCACGAGGAGGTCCCCAGAAACTCACGCCCGCAGAGGTCGAGGAGATCCGGGCGGCACGTCGAACCGGGCTCACTCAGCAGGCGCTAGCAGACCGGTTCGGCATTTCCAGGTCCCTCGTGAGCCTGATCGAGAGCGGCCGGGTTTGGAGCGGCCCCGACATCCCATGGCCGCTCCCGAACGTCTGGATCGGCGTATCTTGCGAGAACCAGCAGTGGGCGGACATCCGAATCCCGGCACTCTTGGAGACGCCCGCTGCCGTCCGGTGGATCTCCGCTGAGCCTCTACTTGGACCTATCATCCTGCGCGATGACTGGCTCGGCGCTGACCCGTACCGGCGTGACGAGCCGTCGCTCAACTGGGTCGTGGCCGGGGGTGAGTCCGGACCTGGAGCGCGGCCGATGCACCCGAAATGGGTCAAGGACCTGCGCGACCAATGCCAGCAGGCAGGCGTCGCCTATCACTTCAAACAGTGGGGCGAGTGGCGTCCACAGCCCCGCTACTCGACCGACGACCGCCATCACCTGGTGATGCTGAACGGCATGGACCGGGGCACGCCGTGGCCCGGGTGGGGACTCGACCAGCCCGAGGCAGAGGTGATGGAGCGCGTCGGTAAGAAGCGCGCCGGCCGCGAGCTGGATGGGCGGACTTGGGACGAGTTCCCGCAGGAGGTGGCCGTCCATGGCTGACACCAAGACAGAGAAGACCGTCGCCTCCGAGCTCCTCACCGCCGCCACTCGGCTCCGCTGCACCACCCACTCTTTCCCGCGCAACGCGATCAGCGAGAGTCCCTGCGAGCGCTGCGGCATCTCGGCCCACAACGCGTGGATCACCGTCGTCAATCCAGCCCTGGCTGAGCCTCTCGCCTCCTGGCTGGAGTCCTGGGACGGGGTCGAACTCCGCGAGGACGGCCCGCTACCGGCTGATTTCGAGTTCGCCCTGAGGATCGCCCGGGTCTTGAACGGGACCACCTCGTGAGCGGCCCGTGGCGTAAGTCGACCTTCTGCAACGGCGCTGACGCCTGCGTCCTGGTGGCGCACGTCGATGGCCTGGTGATGGTGCGGGACTCCAAAGAGCAGGACGGCCCGGTGCTCAAGGTGACGGCCGAGGACTGGCAGGCGTTCGTTGAGGCGATCGCGTTCCGTTCGCGCGGCGACGTCGGCCCGCTCCGGCTCTCTCGCGAAGGCGACAACGTGTGGGCGATGACCTACCAGGACTCGCCTGGGGCGCTGCTGTTCGGGGACTCGGAGGTCGCGGCGTTCGTCGCTGGCGTCAAGGACGGCGAGTTCGACTTGGCCGCGCTCGCATCCGGGTCGCTCGGTTCGGACGGGGATGACCGCAGCGGGCCCCACAATGCGCCTACGGCTGGCGTTGGGGTCAAGAACGGGTAATGCCTAGGGCGGCCCGCCGGTCGGGTCTCAGGGGCCTCTACAGCCTCGCGGGTCGCTCACCAGTCCGAGAAAGATCACAGATCAAGCTCGTCAAGATCGATATTCGACTTAGAAAGGGAACGCCATGGGCGTCAGCATGTACCCCGGTAGGGCCTCGTGGAGCTACTCCGGGTTCGGTTCCTTCAGGGATCGGCTCGCGCAAGCCGAGGGCTTCGACCTGCGTGAGATGGCAGGCTTCGCGCCGTTCGATGCACCCGAGGACTGGACGGGCAAGCCCTGGGACACCGTGCACACCACGCTGGAGCCGCTACTCAACCACTCCGACTGTGACGGCTACCTCGACGCCTACGAGTGCGAGCAAGTCATCCCGCGCCTACGCCAGATCATCGCGACCTGGCCGGAGTCCGACTACGACCGGCAGCACGGCGAGGCCCTGATTAAAGGCATGGAGCACTGCGTAGAGCACGGCTGCTCCATGCGGTTCGCGTAGTGGAGTCCGGGTGAACGGCTACTCGCCGGCGGGCTGCTGCACCTCCCGGCCGACAGTGGGCGGACGCAGGCGTTCGACACCCTCAGCGCGAGCGATGCGGCGGAACACCTCGTCGGTGAGCCCGGTCAGCTTGGCGAGTTGGCCGACGCTGGCGCCCTCCTTCAGTGCGTGGGCGGCCAAATCCTTGACCTCGGGCAGCAATGCCTTCTGTGCCTCGTAATGGCGCTTGAAGCGGGCGAAGGTCTGCGCCTCGCGGTCGTCGGGAGTGTAGTCGCTCTTGCTCATGGCACCCATGGTCGCATACATGGTGGCCACCGTGAAGGCCACCATGTTGGGCTCACGGAAGAATCATGAAGAACAACACGTTGGCCTATTGACGGCCAACGCATAGGCCAATAGATTGGGTTCATCAGCAAGAGCGAGACACAGGGAGAACGAGATGACCGCCACCGAGATCGCCACCCTCACCGACGAGGCCCGCGCGCAGCTCCGCAAGACCCAGCAGCGTGTCGGCGCTCCCTGCGCCCACACCAGCTACACGGCGTGCCGCTGCGCCGACGGGCTGCGCGAGGACATCGCGTACTGGGAGTCGCGTCTCGACGCGTTGGCGGCTTGCTGACCTTCTCGGCCCCGGGTTACCCGGGGCCATCACCCAGTCCGACCAGCAGTCACCCGGTGTGCGAGACCCGGGACGGACACAAGATCACAGCCCTTCAACGAAGGAGATACACGTGACCATGACCGCCACCCGTAGCAGCCTGACCGGCCACACCCTCACCGTCGAGCGGATCCTCGACGTCCCCGAACTGGAGGGCACCCGGCTCCGCGAGCGCGCCGAGTCCAACACGTTCGACGCCCCCGTCTGGGTGTTCGTGGAGCGCCGCGACGGCGCGTTCGTCTGCGACCACGGCACCAACGACCGCCGCGACCTGAACCCGAACAACCACGTGTGGGACAACGCCCGATTCCTCGCCGAGCGCCTGTCGGGGCGGGCGGGCGAGCATGAGGACCTGCGCTACGTCGGCCCTGGCCGTGACGGCGACTGGCAGGCCGCCTACGTCCGCGAGGGCTGGCACGTCCGCCTCACCCCGCGCGGCGAGTGGCTGCGCGTCGTCGAGGTCGTCCAGCACGTCAACCTGGCGACGCTGCGCCGCACCGGCCAGGTCCGCTACCGGACCGTGACCCTCGTGCTGGAGGACGGCAGGACCGTCGTCCGCAAGAACGCCGCCTACCTGACCGCCCGCCCCACCTGCCGCTGACCTTCCTCCGTCCCCGGGAGAGACACCTCCCGGGGCATCCCAACCCCCTCGACGACCAAGGAGCCCAGCGTGACCCTCACCACCGACGTCTACGTGTTAGACGAGATCGCGCACAAGGACGTGTTCCTCAAGTGCAACCAACTCGTTGGCGCGACGGAGGCGACCCGCTTCCGCGACGAGCAGCTCACCTCCTGGCGTAAGGGCGCCCGCACCCCGGACCCCGGCAAGCCGTGGAACATCGGCAACCAGGTCGATCAGGGCCTGTGTGCCCTGCTGGACATCTACTACCGGCCAGGTGGGCCACTCAGAGCCGAGGACAACGGCTGTGAGTGGTACTGCGACTCGGGCTGCGACAACGGCGAGCACGAGAACCCTGCCTGCTGGCTGGAAGTGTCGTTCGACACGGCGTACGGCTACCGGGATGAGCAGGGTCGACGCTGTGGCGACCTGCACGCGTCTCTCGTGGCCGACCTTGGTCGTTGGCTCGACGAGCGTGGCGTGCGCTGGCTCTGGTATGCCGACACCTTGGCGGAGGTCTACTCCGGGTACGAGCCGCTGACCCGCCTGTGTACGGCTGGGGCTGAGGCTGCTGACTGGTTCCGCACGAGCGTGCTGCCTGCGATCGAGGCCCACGCCCACACCTGATCTTGTGGTCCGGTCTTCCCTGCCGGGCCACCCACCTACCCCCTGAACGGAGAACCGAGATGAGCGACGGAGAGACGATCCAACTCAAGGTCGACCTGAGCATCGGCCTCGCCAACGCCAAGCAGGAAGACGTCATCGACAGCGGCATCCTCAAAGCCGACTGGGATGCCATGACCGCCGAAAAGCGCGACGAAGCCGCCCGCGAGGTCTGGGAGGAGTGGGCCTGGGAGTACATCGAAGGCGGCTGGGACGTCGTCGAAGAGTGACCCGCGCCCGGCCCTCTTCCTCCCGGTACTGGCCGGGACACCGCTTCGGAAGCAGGAGAGGGCGCTACCCAAGACCCCATCAACGACAAGGACCCGACATGGACTTGACCACCATGAAGACCGGCGCGCTCATCCTGGCGATAGACGGCCATGACGAGACCGTCTGCGACTGCGAGCACTGCGCCGAGTGGAACCGGCGACGCTCGCTCGACTCCGAGGAGGGCTGACATGGACAAGCCGCCCACGAACAAGTGGCGGGTCTATGTGGGCCGCGTAGCCCCGGACCTACACAAGGGCTTCCGTAGCCAGAACAAGGCGTACGAGTACGTCCGGGAGCGGATCTCGCTCGGCCACCGGATCACCGTGCAGTGCTGGGAGAACGGACACTGGCGACTGTTCGAAGTGCTCAACGAGGAGCAGGCCGCATCCCCAGACTCCGCCGAGGAGGACTAGCGATGGCCTCGATCAAGGTCCGCTTAGCCGTCCGGGATGTGTTCCTCGCACGTCTCGCCGAGGTCGGCAAGCACCGTGACGAACGCTGGGACGAGGTGCCTGGCCTGTACGGCCCCGAGCCCGGCTGGGTCATCTACGAGGCGGAGCAGATGTTGGCGCTCGTCAACGAGATCCGCTCTGGGGACGGTCTGCCACTGGCGACTCTGGAGCAGGTCCTGCGGATTGAACGCTCAGCGTCTGGCCACTCTGACTACCCCGACAAGTACGCCCTACGCTGCGCCTTCCTGGCGCTCGGAGAGGAGGACTGACCCATGGCTGACATCGACCGCGAGCAGATCGGATGGCAGTTACGTGCCGTCCGCCTGATCGAGAAGCTCCTCCTAGCCCAACTCAAAGACGCCTCCCTGCCGGTGCTGCGGTGGACGCTGGACTCGGCAGGGTGCGGCATCGTCGCCGAACCTGGAGCAACCGGCAGGGACGCCCGCGAGCATGCGGTACGAGCGTGGGCCGACCACCTGAACCTGCCCGTCAAGGAGGGCCGGCCAGCCGAAGGCGTCACCAATCTGGTAGCTCACGGCCCTGTGGGAGACGTGTACCGGGTCGTCATCCACACCACCCTGTACGACGACGAGGAGGAGGGCGAGCGTGGCTAAGATCCCGGCGCAGGCTGTGCAAGCAGCGGCCGAGGCGCTCGCGGCGCACTTCAATCCAACCTGCGCGAAGTCGTGGGAGGCGGAGACCCGGGCTGATTTGGCCGAGTCTTGGGAGACGGAAGCCCGCGTCGCACTGATGGCCGCGCTGCCGCACCTCCAGCCCGTCCGCAAGCCGCGCATGGCCTGTCCCGTCTGCCGTAAGGACGTAGTCCGCCGCGACGACGGCAAGCCGATCACCCACTACGCGAAGAACAACAACCCGAAGTTCACCTGCAAGGGCGACATGTTCAGCCACTGCCGAGGAGGGTGCAGATGCGCGAAGCACCGCTGATCTCAGAGAAGACACAGAACCCGACGACGTACATCCATTTCATCCTCGCCTGCGCTGTCCCTGACCCGTCGAGGCATGACGGTATCTGCGGGGAGTTCATCGAGTCCGAAGATTGCGTCTATCACGGAACGAGCGCAGCCGATGCCTGACCCCATCCCGGCAGAAGCCGCCCCGCTCACCTGCCAGTGGTGCCGCAACAGGCCTGCCGCTCAACTGATCGTCGTCGATTGGTCAGCAATCGGGCGGCACACCTCGCTCGTCTGTGACCCGTGCGGAGATGAGCGTGTGCCCGGCACGCGCCAGATCGATGCGATGGTGTGGCGCTACCGCCTCGCTCCGATCAAGGAGTCCGCCGATGCCTGACCTTCCCGAGGAAGCCGTACAAGCCGCAGCCGACGACTTGGAGGAGGCGTTCAAGAACACCCCGTACCGGTTCTGGACGTGCATCAACAAGACGCACAAGTACGTCACCTGGACTGGCGACGTAGCGTCCTGCGACACATGCGGGCTCACGTCGGAGATGACCGGAAAGCGGGATGTGCTGGTCCGTGCCGACGAACGCCGCAAGACCGCCGAGGAGATCGCCGCCGCGATCGAGGCTCGCCGCTGCCCTATGGACCGGAAGTTCTGCACCGACTGCGTGTGCCGTCCTGAGGACGCTGCTCTCGCCCGCCAGCTAGGAGAAGCCCGTGCCTGACTACGAGTCCGCTATGAGGAGGCTCGCCAAACTCTGCCAAGCGAACCCGTACCACCGGGTGTACGAGTGGCGGCAGATCCTCGACAAGATCTGGCGGGAAGGGTTCGACGCCGGATACACCGCAGGCCGCAGGGACGCGGAGATCTCCGAGCAGATGGCCGAGCAGGAGAAGGACCTCGCGGCGCCGCCCGAGGAGGTCGCCGATGCTGAGCGGACCCGGATCGCCGCCGTCTTCGGCGACATGGTGGTCATCCGTGAGCAGAGGAGACGCTTCGAGGACCGCCACGCGCAACACCTGAGCAACGGCGTCACGGTCCACGGCCTGCTGTCTGCCGTCGTTGACGAGATCAAGGGGATGGCCCGTGACTCCCGCTGAGGTGCTCGCCAAGGCTCGTCTAGCCGCTCACGAGTCCCGATGGGGTGAGGGATCGGGCAGCTTGGACACGTTCCGGGAGCAGGCCGCCCGGGATGTCGCTGCTCTCGCCGAACAGGGACAGGTCATCGTCTCAGCTGAGGACGTGCAGCTTCTGGAACGGGACGTACGCCGCCTCCTGTCCATCAATCGACGCTTGGAGGTGCGCCTGGCCTCGGCGCGCAACCTGTGCGCTCGGTCCCCGCTCTGCGTCCCCGCCGCCCTTCCCGAGGAGACCACCGATGAGCACTGAGCCCGCCGCCGTTTACATCGCTGAAGTGATCTGGTTCAGCGAGAACCCTGTAGATGGACGCAAGCGCATCGCAGTGGGTGCCAGCCTAGAAGCGGCCCTGAACGCCCTCCGTAGCGACGACATCCATGGTGGCGACCTGGTTGCCACGGAGACCACGAGCGCTCTCGGCACCGACGACGCGCGCACCTGGGCGGTGCACGAGCGAGGCGAAGAGCCTTCCGACGAGGGCTGCCTGTGGATCACCAGCGAGCAGGTGCGCCATGCCGGATGACCTCCGCCACTACTACACCTTCGAGGGCTCTCACTGCGGCACCTGCTGCATGCCTCGCAGTACGCCTGTTACGGAATGCGATGAGCACGACGCGCTGGCCTCAGCGACTGCCGAGCGCGACCGCGAGCAGCAGCGTCTCGCCTACAACGCCGCCAACGCCATGGCAGGCGTCCACAAGCTCCACGCCGACCGGCTGAAGGCCGAGCTGGAGCACGCGAAAGGCGCCCTCGCAGGCGACAGCGAGGCCATGGCAGCGTTCATGGCCGACCACGCCAAGGTGGTGGAACGCCTCCGCGAACGGAACAGCATGTCCCAGCGAGCGGTCGATAGGGCAGAAGCGGCTATAGATCGGGTCCACGCCCTAGCGGAGCGCTTGGGCCGTGAACCGCACCCCACCCACGACCACCTCTGTCCTGACGACCTTCGCCGGGAGCTCCTCGCCGCTCTCGACGACTCCCAGGAGGCCGACCGTGGATGAGGGAATCCTCGTCATCGACCTCGACGCCCATTTCGCCGGCTACGAGAGCGTCAATGAGTGGTATTTCGGCGAGCGAGACGATCACATCTACAGGACATGCCCCGCATTGACCCGGTCCCGGCCGCCGATCAATCGCGGGCAGGGCAGGCTGTACCCGGAGGCTGGCGATGTGTGCGGCTGGTGCGTCCGAGTGTGGAGAGCGCGCAAGGCCAAGAGCGACTCCCAGAGCCCTACCTTGGAGCCTGAGGTGTCAGCCCTATCAGAGCAGGAGACAGGGTGAGAGCGTTCGTCAAGGACTATGCCTGGGGTGAGCCGTACCACATCAATGTCGAAGGTGAAGCGGACTTCCACATCGAAGCGGACCAGGCGGTCTATGATCTGCCGCCTGCCCTGGTGGAGCGGTTCCGGGCAGCGCAACGTGAGATGCGAGCTGCCGCCGATGCGATCACCGCCCATCTGAAGCGGACAGGACAGCCCAAGCCGTGGGGAATGCCTGAGGACGACTGGGCAGCCCTACCCCAGGAGGAGACGCAGTGATCACTGTCGAGTTGAGGCTGAAGGACGACGACGACGGCAGCCAGACCCTGAACCACGCTCCCATCAAGTCCTCCAAGGAGACCGAGGTGGAAGTCGTCGTCTCAGGAGGCGACAGGGACGCGTTCCTGGCCCTGTGCGGGCAGGTGTGGGACCGGCATCACAACCAGATGTGACAGCATGTGATCGGACGAACAGGCGATATCACGCGTTGTGCACGTACCCGCTCGTGGCCGACGTCCATAATGTCCTGAAACGCGAAGAGCGGCCCTCCACCGTCCATGGAGGACCGCCCCGGAATCCAACCCTCGACCCGTCACTGGTCTCCCACAGCGTACGACTCTCGGGGGAGACACCGTGCCCATCAGCTCCGACTCGTGCAATGGTCCCTGCAACACAGGCGCGAGGCGCGCTATCGCCGCCTATGAGCAGGCACTGGACGCCCACATCATCGAAGTGGACGCCTGGATCGCCGCCGGCCAGCAGGGCGAATGCCCGCCCGCTCCCGCAGAACCGGTCATCGAGAGCATTCCGGGAGACCCGTTGTGGTGCTCCCGCTGTAAGTCCCTGGTCCGGGCGGCACTCTTGGACCTCGACGTCCTCGCTTCCGAACTCGCAGCTCGGGCCGACGGCCACCGCGGGGTGGTTGCGGAAGGGCGTGTGAGCGGCTCCAAGGGGGCGCCGAGCCCTTCCCCTATCGGTGACGCCCTCGACAAGTTGTACGGGTTCCTATCCGATCTGGAGGACGAGTGGCGGCAAACCTGCGGGTACGCGCAGCGCGTCAACCGCACCCACCGCGGCGCCCACCCGAGATCCCGCACGATCGGCTGGCTGTCGGAGCATCTGGGCAACCTGCTCGCCGATGACGACCACATCAAGTCCGGGCTGGACATCCTCCGCTGGGAGATCGTCCTCCGCGCGCTGGCGGACGAGGAGCCGATCGGCAGCGTGTCCCCGATCCGCTGCCCACGCTGCGCCATCTACAAGCAGGTGATGCGCGAGCAGGAACACCACTGGGCGTGCAAAGCGTGCGGCAGGCTCATCCCGGACTGGGAGGAGCGGGAACTTCGAGACAAGCAAGGGCGCGAACTGGATCTCGTGGAGGCGTCCTGACATGGAACAATGGACGCACTGTGATTTCGTCTCCTCCCCGTCCAACAGTGGCCGGACACGTGACCCAATGCCCCGGCGGCAACGCCAAAGTAATCCCGTACTTCCTCCCGCTGGACGTGGCCAAGGAATCGATGACCATGACCGTGCAGGAATGGCTACGGCTCACCGTCGATGAGGAACGCGCATCATCATGAAGAAGATTCCTGGTGGGGGTCCAACGGAATCCAAGCCGCTCACCAGGGCAGAGATCAATCGTCGCTACCGGGAGCGCCACAAGGAGCGTTTGTGCGAACCGGAACGTCTGCGCGTCCGGGCTTACTACGAGGCGAACCGCGAGGTCCTTCTCGCTCGCGCCAAGGAACGCTATGCGAGCAATCCGGAGCGAGGCAGGGAGCGCGCACGGCGGGACTACCAGCGGCTGCGCCAAGAGATGTTCGTGGCCTACGGGGATCGCTGTGCTTGTTGCGGCGAGTCCGAGCAAGAGTTCTTGTGTCTTGACCATGTGGGCGGCGGCGGCAACGCCGATCGGGCGAGGACGGGTGGCAAAAACTCCGGCGTGCTGCGCCGCTTGAGCAAGGAGGGGTGGCCGCAGGAGGGATATCGCGTTCTGTGCGCCAACTGCAATACCGCGACCATGCGCGGGCGTGTGTGTCCACATCAGAAGGAGAGTGATGGCGATGCGTAAGGTGCCCACCATCTTCGTCCGGGACTGGAACAGCAACCCGAAGTACGTCACCGAAGAGCCGAACCCCGAATGCGCCTGGGTGTTCGCGGGGGAGGGCGTCCCGACGGTCAAGTGGGACGGCACCTGCGTAAAGCTCGACGAAGCAGGCCGCTGGTGGGCGCGCCGAGAGGTGAAGTCCGGCAAGGCTGATCCTCCTGACTTCGTGCTCATCGAGGAGGACCTGGAGACGGGCAAGCGGATGGGCTGGGAACCGGTCGAGCGGTCCGGGTTCGCCAAGTACCACGCCGAAGCGCTCCAGACGACGTTGCGACCGGGCACGTACGAGCTGCTGGGCCCGAAGATCAACGGCAACCCGGACGGGTTCGAGGCGCACGTCCTGATGGAGCACGGCTGGGCGCCGCTCCGCATCCGCGAGGACGTCAAGTCCGCGCCGCGCGACTACGACGGGCTGCGGGAGTGGCTGCATGCCCGGCCGTACGAGGGCATCGTCTGGCACGGGCCGGATGGACGCATGGCCAAGATCAAAGCTCGGGACTTCCCTCAGGAGACGTCGTGATCACCCGCACAGTCAAAGCCGAAGCAGCCGACCCCAAGCACGGCATGACTCTGGACGAACTCGCCGCCTACGTGGAGGAAGCCCGCTGCGCCGAAGTGCCAGGCGGAGCACACATCCACGTGCGGGTGAACGTGCGAGGCGGCATCAAGAGGGTGGAGACCAAGCCGTAGGCCGTAACTGTCGGCTGCCCGTGACACGATCCGGGCGCGTCGAATTGGCTTTCGGGCCTCTGACCTGTTATAAATCGAGTTGATCGTGCACCATCAGGCCCTCAGGCGGACGCCCGGGGGCTTTCTGCTTGTCTGGGGGTGGCCGAAGTGCAGGCCGCTTACGACCCGGTCACCATCGCTGTGGCAGCCGAACGACTGGAAGTACCACAGCCCACACTCAGGGTGTGGGCATCACGCCACAACGCCCGCAAGCTGGCCAGAACCGGCAAAACGGTCTGGTACGACTACAACGACCTGGCCACGATCGAGGCGCACCTCCATCTGGGCAAGCGGGTCCCCATCACACCCGAGCTGAGAGACGCCTACCGCGCCCAGCTCCGCGCCGCCGCATAGCGGCCCACGAACGCTCTCTGGTGCCGGTGGAGAGCCGGGCTCCGCTGCTTCCGCCCCCGTGGATGCCGAGTGGAGCCCACCGGGTGGCGGTCTGTTCTGCTCTCGCGTGATCTGAGGGGGTCCGCGAGACCTCGGGGTCCAGACCGCCACCCCCCTTGCTCCGGGCGGATGGTTTCAGCCGCACGCCGCAACGCTTGCCATCCGCCCAGTACTACACGTGACGGCTCCATCCGTACATTCTCGCGACGCGCACACGCTTTGTCCGCTGAGACGCTCTCCCGGAGGTCAGCATGACGCTTCGCGTCTCGAACGCCGCCCGGTCCGCCGCTGCGGACGCGGTTCGTCTCCTCATTGATGCGGGAGCAGGAGCTGGGAAAATCCGCGTCTACAACGGTTCTCAACCCGCTGGCCCGGACACGGCTCTGTCCGGTCAGACCCTGCTCGCCGAGTTCACCCTCGCGGACCCCAGCTTTGGCGCAGCCAGCAACGGCGTGACGACGCTACTGGGCACACCCCGGACGACGACCGGTGTCGCAGCAGGTACCGCCTCATGGTTCCGGGCGCTCGACAGCAACAACGTGGCCATACTGGACGGCGCGGTCAGCACCTCGAGTGCGGAGTTGAATCTCAACACGACCACGATCTCGATCGGAGTCAACGTCGAGATCACGGCTGGCACCATCACCATGCCGGCATAACCCATGGCCACTCCCATCGTCCGTGAGGTCCTGCAGAACTCTGTCGGCGGCGGCCCTGTGACCGTCGTCACTGGCGTTGGCACCCAGGTCGACGACGTCCTGTGCACGATTCACGGCTGCGACTACGGCACCCTCGCCGGGATGACCACCCCGACCGGCACGTCGGGTACGTGGGCTGAGGATGCCTTCGCCGACCTGGGCGTCAACACGATCCACCTGAAACTGTGGACCAGGCCGGTCACCGTGAGCGGGCCGCAAACGGTCACTGTGCCCGACCAGGGTTTCGGCGAGGAAAACTTTCAGTTCACCTACGTTGTGGCGGGCGTGGCAGCCGTTGGTGGCATCGACGGAGCGGCAGGCGCGACGGATGGAGCGGGAACCAGCGCCACCGCGCCGTCCGTCCCCCCAACCGGCACAGATGATCTGTTGATCGCTGCCTGGTTCAGCGCCAACAATGTCGTGAACTTCTCCTTCCCCGCGGGGATGACGAACGGCCTCGAGGAGGAGACGGCCGGTTTCGTCACCCTCGCCACGGCCCGCGAGGTGTTGACCGCGAGCGGCGCGACTGGAACCCGCGTGGCCACGGCCAGCGTCTCCTGCTCGGGTTTCACCGGGGTTTCCATCGCGCTCAAAGGTGCGGCCACTGCGGCCGGCGCAGGCCCTCCACTCTCTCCGTATGCGGGCGCCCGTAGGCGTCTACTTGTCCGTTAGCGCTCGTCATTTAGGGGTTCGTCATGGCTGTGACCGTATTCGTGTACGGCAAGCTGCAGCAGAGCTTGTTCGAGGGCAGGATCAACTTCGGCACCGACACGATCAAGGCGATGCTGCTGAGCAGCTACACGGTCGGCGCCACGCAGGACACCGCCCAGTTCCTTTCGGACGTTGTGACTGGCGGCGTCGGAGTGGAGACCACCGGGTCGGGTTACACGGCTGGTGGTGCCACGTTGGCATCCAAGACGGTCACCTACACTGCGGCGAACTCCTGGTCCGTGCAGCGCGCCAACAGCACGGCTTACGCGGTCGGCGACGTGGTGCGCCCTGTGTCGGCGAACGGCTTCGTGTACCAAGCCGTGGTGGCCGGCACTAGCGGCGGCACTCTTCCGACCTACACCACCACCGTGGGCGATGACTTCACCGACGGCACCGTCACGTGGGTGTGCGCGGGCCGGGGCGCCCTGGTCGTGGACGCTGCGGATCCGTCGTGGACCACCGTCAACCCGGGAACCCTGTCCGCGTCGCACGTCCTGTTCTACAAGGACACTGGCACCCCCTCGACGTCGCCGGTGATGCTGTACTGGGATCTCGGCGGCACCCAGACCGCCAGCAACGGCGGCGCTTTCACACCGCAGCTCGACTCCACCGAGGGCCTCGTCGTCTCGTTCACGAGCTGAGCTGATGTGAGCCGCGTCCTCGTCACGCGGGTCGCCCGCCCGTCAGATGCCGAGGCGATTGCCGCACTCCTTGCGGGCCGCGGCGGGCGGCTGGTGCTGCAACCGGGCACCGGGACGTTCGGAGCGTTCCCGGACGCCACCAACACCGGGTACACGGCGTGGCCCAGCTACACCGGCAGCCTCACCACCTACAGCGGCGCCGACCCGATCCCGATTGGGCAGTCGGGCGCCACCTTCGAGGGGCTGCGGTTCGACGGTGGGGTGGCCATCGGCACCGCCGGATCCAGGCCCACGGGCGTCACCTTCCGGGGCTGCTTGTTCGAAAGCACCGCGCCGAATTTCATGAACGTCCAGGACTACGGGACCGGGACGACGTTCGAGTACTGCACGTTCCGCCCGGCTGCCGTGTCGTCGCCGCCAGTGAGTTTTGCCCAGAGCTTCCAGTTCGGGATCAACCACAGTGGTGTCGGGCTCGTCGCCCGCCGGTGCGAATTCTGGGGCTTCGGCAACGCCATTCAGTTGGACGCCTCATCGACCGCGGCGAACCCCGTGACTGTCGAGTACTGCTACATGCACGACGCGGCTGACCAGGCGAACGACACCTATCACCACGACGGCATCCTGAGCAGCAACGGCGGCCCGAACGTCAGCCACATCACGATCCGCGGTAACACGATCGTCAGCGGGGGCAACACCAACGCGATCGCGTTGCAAGTGGATCCGGGTAGCCCCGCGTATTACTCGAACATCACGGCTGTCGGGAACCTCCTGGGCGGGTTCGGGGCGACCGTCAACATCGGCGGCAACGGCACCGGCAACACCAACGTGATCTTCACGGACAACACCTTTACGACCTTGATCGAGCCACTGTTTTTCCCTCTGTACGGCTGGTCGGACGGGTCGGGCAACCTGTGGCGGCGCAACCGCTGGTACGTGCCGCCCGGCGCGGAGTACGGCAGCCCTGCCGACAGCGGCAAGTTCTGGACGCCGAGCGGCGTAAGCACCACCGACTGGACCGGCTGAAGCCCGGCGGAGCGGAGAGATAACTGTGATCCAGTTCCGGGTCTACACCGTCAGTTTCACGGCCTCCGCTCAGGGTGGGGCGGTGGACTGGTTCGAGCTGGTCGCGCCGTCCTCGTGCGGCCTGTCGATCTTCTATCTGGACATCGGCCAGTCCACGGACTACGGCGATACGCAGGACGAGGGCATCCGTTACTACATCAAGCGGGCGTCCGGCGCCTACACCAGCGGTAGTGGCGGCAACACCGGTGTGGCCCGGGTCCCGGTCCGTTCCGGGGACGTGTCTGCCACCTTCACGGCGGAGACGCTGAACACGACGCAGGCCGCCGCAGGGTCGGGCGCTCTCGCCACGGTTCACCAGTCCACGTTCAACGTCCGTGTCGGGCTGGACAAGCTGTGGACCCCGGAGACGGCGATCTCGTGCAAGGCGTCGGAGGCGCTCGTCGTGGGCATGAGTGCGGCGCCGACGGATGCGGTGACCTGGGAGGGCACCGCGTACGTAGCCGAGATCATGGGCTGATCCAATGGGCCGGGCGATCTTCCGGCGTCGCTGGCGGGATCGTCCGCGTCCTCGCCGGAGAGTCCCCACCGCCGCCGCGGCACCAACCAGCGTCACTCAGCAGGGCGGCGCGGCAGCTGTACGGCTGCGCGCGTCCGCAGGCTCGGTCTCCGTCACCGACATCCTGCCCGCCAGCAACGTCGCCGCCATCAGACTCAGGGCATCCGCCGGGGCAGTACTTGCCGTTCAGGCCTCACCCGTGTCCGGCCGCGGCGGCAGCCTCATGCTCCGTGCCGGTCTGGGCGCAGCCCAGACCGCCCTGGTTGCAGCTCACGCAGGCGAGGCAGGCTCGGTCCGCCTGCGCCCAAGCGCGGCCGACATCACCGCTGTGCAGGCATCCCCTGTGTCGGGCAGGGCAGGGGCGATCCTGCTCCGCGCGTCCACGGGGACGCTCACCGCCGTCAGGGCTGTCGCAGAGCAGGGGCCCCCCGGTTCCCTCCGCATGCGGGCTGGCTCCGGCGAGTTCACCTCCGCAGCCAACGTCACACTCACCAGCGGCGCCGGCGCACTTCGACTCCACGCGTCCGCAGGGCAGACCGAAGCCGTTCAGATCGCGGCTACGGCTGGTTCGGCCGGCTCGGTCCGTCTGCGCGCGAGCAGCGGCACCGTGTCCACCGGGGCCGTCCACGTCAGCGTCGGCACGACAGGCGTGATCGCTGTGCGGGCCGGATCTGCCGCCCTGTCCACGGTGCGGCAAGCGCCCGTCCAGGGCGCGGCGGGTGCTGTCGCGATGCGGGCGTCGACGGGTGCGGCTCAAGCTGTTCAACAGCAGACCCTCGCAGGGGCTGCTGCCGCACTACACCTGTCCGGCCAAACAGGCGCCGTGGTGCTGGGCGGCGGCTCATCCGCACCAGCGGGCGCGAGCGGGCATCTCCACATCGCAGGCGCCGCCGGCACGGTGACACCCGTCCAACACGCCTACAGCGCCGCAAGGGCGGCACTCCTGCGGTTGTCTCCCGGATCCGCGACGGTCCTGGTCGACGAAGGTGACAACGTCTACCTGATCGGCGACGCCGGCGTCCTCCGGATCACCGCAGCCTCGGCCGCGGTCACGAACGTCCAGCATCCCGCCCCAAGCGGCAGGGCCGGCAAGCTCCTGCTCGCCGGTGCGGTTGGGGGCGCTGCGGTGGTGGACGGTTCTCTCGACATCGACGGTGTCGTCTCCGCCCCCTATGTCAGGTGGCGTGTGGGCGCACCGACTCTGCGCGTGGGAGTGTGAATGGTCATCGTCCCCGCCTCCAGTAAGGAATTCCTGCACATTCCCGTCGCGGACGGCTCGGCCGGCATCCCTGGGGAGATCGCCGTGATCGCTTCCTGTAACGAGCCGGCCGAATCCGACTGGAAGACCGCTACCTGGGACAGCGGAAACTACAAGGTGCTGATCGGCCCTGCGACCAGCCTTCCGCTGACGGTCGGCACGTACACGGCGTGGGTTCGGCTGACCGCTGCTCCCGAAGTCATCGTCCGCCGCTCTGGTCCGGTCCGGGTGGGTGCCTGATGGCCATAGTGGAGCTGTACTTCGCCCCCGAAGAGCCGTCATTCCTGCCCGCCGCCGGATACCCCCAATACCTCAACACTCCCGGCTCCACGTTCGGGCTGACCGGACTCGCCTACGACGGTGTAGGCGCAAGCGTCGAAGAGGCCGCCTGGAAGTTCAACCCGGCCAAATACGGGTCAGGCGCGATCACCGTCGACATCATCTGGTACGGGCTCGGCGCCACCAGCGGCGCCGTCGTCTGGGGAGCCGGACTCGCCGCGATCACCCCGAACACCGACACACAGGATCCGACCACGAAAACGTTCGCGGCCAGCGGGAGCGTCACCACCTCGCACCTGGGCACGACGGCGAAGCGGCTGCACAAGTCGACGATCACATTGTCGGGTGCGAGCCTGGACAGCATCGCGGCCGGCGACGAAGCGTGGCTGCGAGTCTTCCGCACACCTGGCGCGGCCGGCGACACGCTGGCAGCGGACGCGGTCGTCACCTCGGTCCGTCTCTCCTACAGCGACACGTAGGAGGCGGCGTGGCGGTCCGCTTCGACGCCGACGGCGAGAGTTACACCAGATCGACCGGGCTGGGCGCGGTCACGGTCTTCTCGTTCGCCTGCTGGGTCAAACTGGCCGTCGACCGCGCGACCACTACGGTCATCCTGCAGATCGACAACGGCTCAGGGGCGAACAGGCTGAGGCTGAACGCCTGGAACGGCACCGCCTTGACGTTCCAGTCGGATGGCGGCGGCTGGTTCGGCACCATCGGCCACACGCTGGTCGTCGGCGAATGGACATACGTCGCGCTCAGCGCCACATCCAACCCCGGCCAAGCCCGCACCGCCATACGAGCCGCCGGCTCCACCACATTCGCCGGCGGATCCCCCAGCCAGGCCAACATCACCGTCAACGCCGCGACCCTGCGCATCGGCGACGGGCAGGCCGCCTCCGAGTGGCTCAACGGGTCCATCGCCGCCGTCAAAGTGTGGGACCAGGAACTCACCGCCGACGAGCTGCAGCAGGAATCCTGGACGTACATGCCGCAGCGGACCGCCGGGCTGCGCGGCTGGTATCCCCTGCTCACCAACACCACCACGGACCTCAGCGGCTCAGGCCAAACCCTGACCGGCGGCACTGACGCAGCTCTCGATGACGGGCCGCCGATCTCGTGGCGGACGGGCCGCCACAGGACCGTTTTCCCCGCCAGCGGCGTCTCGGGGACTCTGGCGGGCGTCCTCCCGGCGCTGACCGCGACTTCGTCCGGCATCGTTGAGACGTCCGGGACGCTCGCCGGCGCTCTGCCTGCCCTGACGGCAAACGCAGCCGGCGTTGTTGAGTCCGCGGGTGCCCTGGATGCCACACTCCCGGCACTCACAGCATCCCTGACGGGCGAGTCGGACATGCCCGCCGGTGAACTCCTGGCGACGCTACCGGCACTGTCGGCGTCCCTCACAGGCGACGTCACCGTTACCGGGACGCTCGACGCCGCTCTGCCCGCGCTGACCGGCGGCTTCACCGACGTCAAAACGGGCGACTTCGACTTCATCGCGGCAGGCCTGAGCCGCGGCTGGACCAGCCCGGCCCTCGACCCAGCCTGGGCAGGGCTCGACGTCGCAGCCGCGTGGGCCGCCCGCGACATCACCCGCGGGTGGACAGAAGACGACACCAGCCGCGAATGGACCGCACGCACGCCCACCCTGTGAGGAGGCGAGGATGCCGCTGCAGATGCCGAGCCTCTCCCTGGAGTACGTACACGCCACCATCGACGGACCGCCGAACAAGACGTCGTTCGCCGTCGAGATGGCGATCCTCCCCGAAGGCCAAGACCCCGGAGTCAGCGACTGGGAAACCGCGGCATGGGATGGCGACGATGTCATCTGCCTCGTCGGTCCCGGCGGTCTGATCGCGCTGACGAAGGGCGTCCAGTACGAGGTGTGGGTGCGCATCACCGCCTCGCCGGAGATCCCCGTCCTCCGCCCCGGATTCATCCACGCCACTTAAGGACCCCGCGCATGCCCAGCTCAGACCCGCGCAGGCAGCCATGAACGATCTCCTCGTGATCGTCCCGAGCCGTGGCCGCCCCCACAACATCGCTGACCTGTATGTCGCGTGGAGCGAGACCGCACACAGAGACGCCGGCCTGCTGGTCGCGGTCGATGACGACGACCCGGCCCTGCCCGAATATCAGCGGGTGTGCTCCCTGATCGGTGTCGAGTTGGAGGTCGGCCCGAGGCTCCGTCTCACGGGCACGCTCAACAAGGTCGCCACCGAACGGGCTCCACATCACAAGGCGATCGCGTTCATGGGCGACGACCACCGCCCCCGCACCATTGGCTGGGACACGCAACTCCTGGCCGAGCTGAACCGGCTCGGCACCGGGATCGTCTACGGCAATGACCTGCTGCAGGGCGAGAAGATGGCGACCGCCGTCGCCATAACATCCGACATCGTGGCAGCGCTCGGCTACATGGCCCCACCCTCGATGGTGCACCTCTGCCTCGACCTGGTGTGGGTGGAATGGGGGCGGTCGATCGCCCGGCTCACCTACCTGCCGGGCACGGTCATCGAGCACATGCACCCAGCCGCCGGCAAAGCCGCCAACGACGCCGGTTATGAGGAAGCCAACAGCCCTCACCAGACCGCCGCCGACCATGCTGCCTACCACGCGTACAGGAACGGCCCGCAGTTCGCTGCGGACGTGGAGAAGCTGAAGGCGCTCCTATGAGAGTCCGCCTCCGCCCCGCGCACACCCGGGAACGGCTCGCCAAGATCTACGCCAAGCCTCACGACCACACCCAGTGGATCGACCACCACCTGCGAGTCGGAGTCACGGTCGAGTTCGCCCGCTGGTTCCTCGCCTGCGGTGTCCAAACCGTCGCTGACCTGTCCTGCGGGGACGCGACGATTGCCCGCGCCCTTGGCCTCAACGAGGAGAGCCTGTTCCTTGGCGACTTCGCGCCCGGCTACAAGCTGACCGGCCCTATCGAGGACACCGTCCACCAGATCCGCAACGTGGACCTGTTCATCTGCTCCGAAACGCTCGAGCACCTCGACAACCCCGACACGGTCCTCAAAGAGATCAGGGCGAAGACTCGCTACCTGGTGCTGTCCACGCCCGAGGGCGAGACCAGCACCGGCAACCCCGAGCACTACTGGGGCTGGGACTCGGCAGAGGTCGAACGCATGCTCACCGCCGCCGGCTTCACCCCGGAGATTCACACCGTGCTCGGGCTGCGCGAGTACGGCTACGACTTCCAGATCTGGGGATGCCGGTGACCGAATGGCGGCTGTTCGAAAGCGACAGCCCCGCAGTGGCTACGTTCGCCTTCCACGAGCACAGGCCCCGGGCCGCGCACCTCGAACAGTCCGACCACCACGCCCGACTGCACACCACAGCACAACTCATCCGGGACCTCGCGCCAGCCAGCGTGGTGGACCTCGGCTGCGGCGACGGTGGTCTCCTCAGCCTGATCAAAGACATCCCGTCGTGGGGCTATGACTTCCACCCTGCCAGCGCCCAAGGCTGGGCCGAACGCGGCGTCACCGCCGAACACCGAGACGTGTTCGGCGCCCGCGACGTCCCCAAGTGGGGTCAGGTCGCGGTGATGACCGAAGTGCTCGAACATCTCGCAGACCCGCACGGGACCGTCGAATGGGTCAGCCGCCACGCCGAATGGGTCGTCGCCTCCTCACCCAAGGACGAGACCGGCGACAGGCACGGCGACTGCCACGCGTGGGCTTGGGACATCGACGGCTACCGAGCTCTGTTCGAACCCCACTACCAGGTGACCAGCCACACCACAGTCGACTGGTCTCAGATCATCGTGGGACGGAGCCGGCGCACGTGAAGGTCCTCATCACCGGTTCGTCGGGGTTCGTTGGCCGGCACTTCGTCCGAGCGTTGGACGGCCACGACCTTCACCTGGTGGACGTGGCCGCAGGGACGGACGCCCGGGATTTCTTCCGCCTGAACCACACCCGGTTCGACCTCGTCATCCACCTTGCCGCAGTGGTGGGCGGGCGAGCCCAGATTGAGGGCGCTCCGCTATCCCTCGCGGTGGATCTGGCGATCGACGCCGACATGTTCGCGTGGGCTTGGCGCACCCGTCCGTACCGAATCGTCTACTTCTCCTCGTCAGCCGCGTACCCGATCGACCTGCAGAACGACCTGTCTCGCCCGTATCGGCTACACGAGTCGGATCTGAAACTGACGGGCAACATCGGCAACCCGGACATGACGTACGGGTGGGCGAAACTCACCGGCGAGCAGCTCGCCCAGCACGCCGAGAACGAAGGGCTGCGCGTCCACGTGTTCAGGCCGTTCTCCGGCTTTGGCGAAGACCAGGACCTGGCGTATCCGTTCCCGTCGTTCATCCGCCGCGCCGCCACCAGGCAGGACCCGTTCACCGTATGGGGCGACGGCGAACAAGTCAGAGACTGGGTTCACATCGACGACATCGTGAACGCGACGCTGACAGCGGTGGAGGAGGACGTGCCCGGACCGGTCAACCTGTGCACCGGCCGGGACACCTCATTCAACGAGCTGGCCGCCCTCGTGTGCGAGCAGGCCGGGTACAAGCCCGAGTTGCGTCACATCCTGGACGCCCCTCAAGGGGTTGCCTACCGCGTTGGGGACCCGACCAAGCTCAACAGCTTCTACACGCCGAAGGTCGCTCTGGAAGACGGCATAGCCAGCGCTCTGGCCGCCACACGGGGGAGGGCGTAGTGGCTGCACAGCAGTGGAGACACGGCTGGATCCCGCTCACGCCGACAGCCGCCCGGGAGAAGAACCATGGCACGACGCCAGGCCCCGGCAGCAAGCTCGGTAAGTCCCTCGCCCGCAGCCGAGAGACGTCGCAGGCGATGGACACGGAGATCCGCCGCGCCGCCCGCAGCAGGAACAAGACCGTTCAGCCTGACCGGCCCGAACCCGCTGACGACGTGGCCGAGGCGACGAAGGCCATCAAGAGCGGTGACCACGCCCGCGCGGTGAACCTCCTCACCCGGGCGATGAACAACGCCAAGGGCGCAGACAAGAAGGCGATCAAGGCGAAGCGGGACGAACTCGCCCGCCGCCTGATGGGCCGATAGGCCGTGGCCAACGCAAGGCTCGCCCACGTTGGCGACCCCGACAGCTTGCGCCGCGTTCTGGCCGAGATCCGCGCTGCCTACCAAGGCGATCCAGAAGCGGCTCACAGCCTCGAAGACGACACGATGCGCCACGTACTCCGGCTCACCGCCGAAGGACACCCACAAGCCCGTCAGCTCGCCACAGAGATGCTGACGATCGCCGACTTGGACCTCAAGCGCTGGTGCGCCTGAACGTCCACGGCTGACCCCAGAAGATCCTCCAGGTAGCTCCTGGAGGCCAGAGAGCCCGGCGTCCTCATGCGCCGGGCTCTCGCCACACCATGAGGAGATCAACCAGATGCGCATCAAGATGCAGGCCGCCCTTACCTCGCTTCAAGAGCAGGGGCGTCTGGCCATAGCCGCGAACGCCGCGTCCCGCCCCAGCCCGTCTCTTTCCGATTCGTTGAGCCCACCGCGTCAGGAGGCGCAGGCGCCTGAGCACGAGAGCGTGATATGGCTCCGCGCCGTGATCGAATGCGACAGGGCGCTCGACTCCGCACTGATAGGCATGGCGGGGCGCGACGGCGGTAGCGAGCAGGCTTCCGCTCACGTCAACCGTCACGATTTCGAGGACGCTGTCGCTCGCTGTGAAGCGGAGTTGAAGCTTCTCGACCTGCACGTGCCCAATCGCTACGGCTACTGTCTCACCTGCGACCCGGACTCATGCGGATGCGTCGGTAGTGGCGACTACCCGTGCTACACGATCAAGGCGCTCCTGTCCGGCTACCGCCACCGCGGAGGCTTCAAGCCCGAGTGGGTGAACGCCTGATGCGCATCCAGATCCTCACTCTCCCGTCCGTCATGGTCGGTGACGACATGGATGAGCCGTTCGCGCTCATCGTGGACCAGCACGACTCGGACCTGGATCAGCAGACCGCCGAGGAGTGGCAGCGGTTCAAGACCAGCGCTGGGGCACGCGCCCTCCTGATCACCCCGGACACGGTCGAGGTCGTAGGCCGGTACGCAGAGCCTGCGCACAAGGTCGCCGAAATGGCCGGCTGCGTCCACTGCGACAACGGCGAGCTGAGCGTCGTCGTTGCCTGCGCATGCGCGACACCTTGTTGGAACCCGGACTGCCCCAAGGCTCGACCAGCAGCCACAGATGGCACGCTCTTCGACAAGCCGGTCCGCCTCGAATGGCCCGAGGGTCCACCTCTCGGACTCTCCCGGCAGACGCTCACGGAGAAGCTACGCGTGTTCGGCGCCACCCTGCTGGAGCCAAACCCGACCGTCCTGAGTGACCGCAACGGCAGCCCGATGAACATCTTGGCGACGTGCTCGTGCGGAAAGGCGATGGGACGAGCCTGGAACACGATTGACTCAGACCCTCGCCAGGAACGAACCGAGATCGCCTGCAACGGCTGCGGCAACCGCCTGACCGTCACGGTTCCTCTCGGGGACCAGACATGAGGCGCATCCTCGGAGCGGCACTGATCGCGCTCCCCGTCGTCGTCTTCCTGGCGTCCATGGCCATCAACAAGGGCTGGTTGTACGTCGTCACGATGCTCGCCATAGCGTCGCTGTCCCTCGGCTGCGTTCTAGGCGGCATGCACCTGCTCGCGCCCAAGGACAACGGCCGCTAGACAGCCCTAGATTTCCTGATGAAGGGGTGGGGGTAGTCCATGCCGTACGGCCCCACATCTGCCCGCACCGTCCCACTCCCCAAGGGGTGGGGGGTCATACGTAAGCGCATCCTGAAGCGGGACGGATTCGTCTGCACCTGGATAGACGGCGGGATGCGCTGCTCGGTGCCGGCCACGGACGTGGACCACATCGGAGACCCGGCAGACCACAGCGAAGCGAATTTGAGAAGCCTCTGCCAGCCACATCACCGCAGACGCAGCTCAGCTCAGGGTGGACGCGCCGCGCAGGCCAAGAAGATCCCGCGCAAGAGACGCCAGGAAGCCCACCCCGGACTCCTCTGAAACGGTCACACAGAGTCGCATCTGTCTCCAGATCGCCGGGCCTAGCAACTACCCGCTGTGATAACCGCAGGACGGGAGAGAACCCATGGACGCCGTACTCCTCCTCGCAGCTCTAGCGTTCCTCGCCTCCGCCATCTGGTCCGCCATCCAACGCGCATGGCCGATCGCTCTACTCGGACTCGGCGCCTTCCTGCTCGCCATCCACGCGAGCGGACTCATCACGCCGTGAGCCTGCATGTCGTGCCCATCGGTGATCTCATAGACCACACGACCACAGACGAGTGTCCGTGCGGTCCACGAGACCAGTCAGTGACGAGAGACGACGGCACCATCCGATGGCTTGTCGTCCATCACAGCCTCGACGGTAGAGAGCTGACCGAGTGATCAGCGTTCTATCATGAAGCCGTGATCATGAAGAGCGAATACGGCAAACCGGACAAACGGCGTCCATGCGGGTCGCAGAGTTCCCGCAGGTCGCAGCCATAGGGTGGGGAATGCCCCCTTTGTCCGTTTTTCCCGCGCCCGCTTCGGCATAGCGCCTCTGATCTTGTACGGGCCGTAACGAGTTCCGCCTAGCGATCTTGGCGGCCACCACAGACCACCTCCGACGTGACGACCCTGCGCCGACATGGCCTTTCGTCCATTCGGAGGTTCGCGCTCGACCTCGAGTGCATGCTTTCACGCCCCCGCGGCTGTGTCCCCGCCATGGGGGTTGGCCGCCTTCCCGACATGGGAGATTCTGATGGCTCGTACTGGTGGGCCTGTGCCCAAGAGAAGTGATCAGCGGCGTCGCCGCAACAAGGTGGACATCGACTCGGCCCCGGTCGCGGTCGCGTCCGGAGTGGTCCGCGGGCCTGAGTGCCCGGAGGACTTCGGCGGGTTGGCGAAGCAATGGTATGAGTCGTTGCGCACATCGGGCCAGTCGGAGTTCTACGCGGATTCGGACTGGACGTCGGCGCTGATCATCGCGCGTGCGATCGAGCGGTTCGAGGAGCGTCCGTCTGCGCACATGCTGACCGCGATCCTGTCCGGGTTCGGCTCCCTGGCAGCGACTGAGGGGGACCGGCGCAGGCTGCGGATTGAGTTGGAACGCGACGTGGCCAGCGACGAGGACGAGGACGCCGCCGTGCTCGCCATCGATGAATACCAGCGTCGCGTCTCCGGCTGATCGGCTCGTCACTCTCCCTGAAGGTCTGCCTGATCTGACGCTCGGCTGGGAGGTCGTCCGGTGGGCGACCAAGTACTTGAAGCAGCCGAACGGGCCCCGGGCCGGGCAGCGGTTCGAGTTCACCGACTCGCAGATCCGGTTTCTGCTGTGGTTCTACGCGGTCAACGAGTCGGGCGACTGGCTGTTTCATCATGCGGTGCGCCGGCTGGCGAAGGGCTCGGGCAAGTCGCCGTTCGCCGCGTTGTGGGCGCTCGCGGAACTGACGGCGCCGGTACGGCTGAAGGACTTCGATCGCAAGGCGCCTGGCGGGTGTGTGGGCAAACCGGTCGACATGCCGTGGGTGCAGATCGTGGCCACGGCGGAGAGCCAAACAAAGAACACAATGCGCATGGTGCGCGCGTTCGCACCCAAGGGTTCCCGGCTGGTCCACGAGTTCGCCTTGGATCCCGGCAAGACGCAGTACTTCAAGGCGCCTGAGGGGACGCTGGAGCAGATCACCTCGTCGTACACCGCGGCGGAAGGCGCAGAGGCTACGGCGATCGTCGGTGACGAGTTGGAGCACTGGAAGCCGAACAACGGCGGCACGGACTTGTCCTCGACGCTGGCGGACAACCTGGCCAAGTCGGGGTCGCGGATGCTCGGCACCTGCAACTCGTGGATCCCCGGCGCAGGCTGCGTCGCAGAAGCCGACTGGGACGCGTGGGTGGCTCAGGAAGAGGGCCGCACCCGGAATGAGTCCCGGATCCTTTACGACGCTCGGATTGCCCCTCCGGACACGGACATGACGGACGAAGCCTCGCTGCGCCGCGCCTTGCAGATCGTCTATGACGACTGCTGGTGGGTGAATCCGCAGGCCATCATCACCCGGATCTGGGACCCGAGGTCGAAGCCGGATGACAGCCGCCGCAAGTACCTCAACCAGCCGACCGCGGCGGAGGACGCGTGGATCACGCCACAGCAGTGGAGCGCACTCGCGGACCCGACACAGGTTGTGGCCGACGGCGAAGAGATCGTCGCGTTCTTTGACGGATCCAAGTCCCGCGACGCAACCGCGCTGGTTGGCTGCCGGGTGTCGGACGGGCACGTGTTCACGATCGGCGTGTGGGAGCCGGACACCGCGCATGACACCGACTCGGTCGTCCCCGTCCATGAGATCGACGCCGCGGTTGAGCAGATGTTCGGCCGCTGGCAGGTGCTCGGGTTCTTCTCGGACGTGAAGGAGTGGGAAGGCTTCGCGAAGGTCACCTGGCCGGAGCGATACGCCGACCGGCTGCTCGTCAAGGCCGTCCCGACCGGCAAGGATCCGCAACCGATCGCGTGGGACATGCGCAGCCGGGTGTACGACTTCACGCAGGCGTGCGAGCTGACTGAGACCGAGATAGCAGATACGCGGTTCACGCATGACGGCGATGCCCGTGTTGCCCGGCATATGGGAAACGCGCGCCGCCGGCCGAACCGGTACGGGGTGTCGATCGGCAAGGAATCTCCTGACTCTCCAAAGAAAATCGATGCCGCTGTGTGCGTGATCGGCGCCCGGATGGTGCGGCGGCTGCTGCTTGCGGCGCCCGGCTACAAGAACCGCAAAACGACCCGCTCGGGCCGCGTGTACGGATTCGCTTAGGAGGCATTGGGTGGCGCTCGACCAAGAACAGGCTGAGGCCACCGTGCGGACTCTGCTGGAGCTGCGGAAGCCGGAACAGGCCAGGCTGGATCGGATCGCGGCGTACGTCCGGGGCGAGCACAACAGCGTGTACGTGCCCAGGTCGGCGCGGGACGAGTACACATGGCTGCGCAACCGCGCCAAGGTCAACATGCTGCGGCTGGTGGTGACGGTCGTCGCCCAGAACCTGTACGTGGACGGCTACCGGCCGGCTGGGATGGCGGACAACGCGGATCCGTGGAAGGTGTGGCAGGCGAACCGGATGGACGCCCGCCAGCACGGCATTCACCGGTCAGCGTTGAAGTACGGCATCTCGTACGCCAGCGTGCTGCCTGGGGAGCCGGTCCCGGTGATCACGCCGATGTCGCCGCGCAGGCTCACCGCCTTCTACAGCGACCCGGCCAACGATGAATGGCCTCTGTTCGCGGTCGAGGTGACGTCAGAGAAGGTGAAGGGCGAGGGTGGCCGTCTGGTGGCGCGGCGGCTGGTCCGCCTGTACGACGAGACGTCCACGTACCGTTTCACCGGTGACGCCGAAGGTAGGCGACTTGTGGCCGGCCCGGTGGACGACCACGACATGGGCGTCTGCCCGGTGGTGCGCTACCTGAACGAGATCGACCTGGACGAGGACGAGGCCGTCGCCGGCGAGGTCGAACCGCTGATCGAGATTCAAGACCAGGTTAACTCCACCACGTTTAACCTGCTCATGGCGCAGCAGTACGCGGCGTTCAGGCAGCGCTGGGTGACGGGGATGGCGCCGGCGCAGGACACGGACGGCAACCCGATCGAGCCGTTCCGGGCGGGTGTGGACAGGCTGTTCGTGGCTGAGGACGCGGACACGAAGTTCGGAGAGTTTTCCGAGAGCAGCCTTGAGGGGTACCTGCGGTCGCGGGAGGAGTCGATCCGTGAGATGGCGACCATCAGCCAGACGCCGCCCTACTACCTGCTCGGGCAGATGGCCAACCTCAGCGCCGAGAGCCTGGTAGCCGCGAGGGACGGCCTTGACCGCAAGGTAGAGGAGCGTAAGTCGTCGTTCGGTGAGGCGCACGAGCAGACGCTGAGACTGGCGGCGCTGGCCAGCGGCGACAAGGACGCCTGGCAGGACGAGTCCGCACAGGTGGTGTGGCGGGACACCTCGAGCCGGGCGCTGGCGGCGACGGTGGACGCCCTCGGCAAGCTCAGCCAGATGCTCGGGGTGCCGCAGCAGGAGCTGTGGGAGAAGATCCCGGGTGTCACCCAGACGGACGTGGCCAGGTGGAGGTCGTCAGCCGCGGAGGCGGACGCGTTCACCCAGTTGAACCATATGCTGGAACGGCAGATGGCGCCCGCCGCGGACGATGTGCCGGAGTCGGTGAATGGCCAGCCCGCAGGCTGAACGGCTCGCCGAACAGCACCGCGTCCAGCAGGTCGCTCTCCGCGCCGGGGTGAGCCGGGACGTCGTCGCGTTGCTGCGGGACCTGTTCGACGTCGAGAACGCCGACCGGACGTGGCCCGCCATCCGCTCCATACTCGCGGCCATTGCCGTACAGCAGCGCGGCACATCGGCGACGCTGGCGAACACCTACTACGGCCAGGCCCGCGCGGAAGCGGACGTCAGCGGCGCGTTCCTGCCGATCAACCCGGCCGCCCTGGCGGAGGAACTGCTGAAGGTTGTGCTGGACGCCACCGGGATAGCCGCGTTCAAACGGGCTATCGCGCTCGGGAGAACCCCAGAGGAAGCGCTGCAGATCGCCGGCGTCACCCTGTCCGGGTCGGTCTCCCGTCTGGTGTTGTCCGGCGGCCGGGATCAGATTCTCGGCAACGTGCGTGAGGACCGTCAGGCGGTCGGCTGGGCTCGGCTGACGGACGCCGACCCGTGCGCCTTCTGCTCGATGCTCGCGTCGCGCGGGCCGGTCTACCGGTCCAAGCAGACGGCGAAGTTCGAAGCTCACGACCACTGTGCCTGCATGCCCGTCGCCGCCTGGAGCCGTGACGAGGCGTGGCTGAATCACAGCCGCGACCTGTATGAGCAGTGGCAGGACATCACCCAGGGGCAGAGCGGCGCGGACGCGCGCAGAGCGTGGCGCAGGCACTGGGACAACCGCAAGGGAGCGTGAAGATGGGTCAGCCCGATGCCGACAAGATGCGGAACCTCGTCAAGCAGGGCAAGGCCATGCCGACTCCTGCCGAGGACGACCGCCCTGGCCGGTTCCCCATCGCTAACCGTGCCGATCTGGAGAACGCGATCCGCGCAGTGGGCCGAGTCCGGCCGGACACCGAGGAGGCGCGGGCCGCGGTGCGCCGTTTCATCCTGAAGCGGGCGCGCGAACTCAATCTCGGCGATCTCATCCCGCCCACGTGGGCCGGAGACGGTTCTCTCAAGAGCTAACTGACCTTTACCAGGGGCCGGAGCCGGCATGGCGCTGGCCCTTTCGTATGCCCCTAGCCCCGCCGACACGGCGGGCTGTCCCGACATGGGAGTCACCGAATGTCCGAACCGACACCAGCGGTCGACGTCGAGCAGATGCTTGCCGAGGCTGTTTCCACGCCAGAACTGTCCGCGCCCGAGTCTCAGGCGCAGGAGCCCGACACGGGCACCGCACCGAAGGACTGGCAGGCCGAGGCCACCAAGTGGAAGTCCCTGGCCAGAAAGCACGAGTCAACGGCCAAGACCCACGCCGACGCGGCGAAGCGTCTCGCAGAGATTGAAGACGCGCAGAAGACCGAGCAGCAGCGCCTCCAAGAACAGGCGACGGCCGCTGAGCAGCGAGCAACGAAGCTGCAAGCGGCGAACGCGCGTCTTCTGGCTGCCGCGACGTACGGCATCCCGGCCGATCTGATCGACCTGCTCGGCGACGGAGACGAAGAGCAGATCAACGAGCGGGCCCGCCTGCTCGCCGAGAGGCTCGCCGCCGCTGTCCCGCCGCCGGCATCCACGGCGCCGGTCAACAGCCGGCCGGTGGAGTCGCTCAAGCCGGGTGCGGCTCCTGCCGCGTCCGAGCCTGACCCGGACGCGTGGCTGCGCCGCATGGCCGGCCGCACCTAACCATCCATTCATCGCAGCAACCGGATTCCTGCACGGGGCCCGGGGCCGCTGCATGCCTGAAAGTGAGGTTGCCCCGTGCCCTACAACTCCATCATCAGCAGGGACGCCAGCAACGACCCGCTCGTCCCGACGCCAGTGTCGGCGCAGATCATTCAGGAGATGCCCGCCAGTTCGGTGATGCTGCAGCGGGCCCTCCAGCGGCGCCTGTCCAGCAAGACCCAGCGTCAGCCCGTTCTCGATGTGCTGCCGACCGCGTACTTCGTGTCCGGTGATACCGGATTGAAGCAGTCCGGCACCCAGGACTGGAAGAACGTGGAGCTCGTGGTCGAGGAGCTCGCCGTGATCGTGCCGATCCCGGAGGCGTACCTGGACGACGCTCAGGTGCCGATCTGGGACGAGGTCCGGCCGCGCATCGTGGAGGCGTTCGGCAACAAGATCGACGCAGCGTGCCTGTTCGGGACGGACAAGCCGTCCACGTGGGGCGCCCCGATCTACCAGAGCGCCGTCGCCGCGGGCAACGTGGTGACCGCTGGAGCCGACCTGTCGAAGAACGTCGCCGAGCTGGGTGAACTGCTGGCCAAGGACGGCTTCCCTGTGAACGGGTTCGCGTCCCGCCCGGGGCTGAACTGGAAGCTCGTCGGCCTTCGGACGACTGACGGGCAGGCGATCTACCAGCCGGACCTGCAGGGCCGTCCTGGCGGCACCCTGTACGGCTACCCGCTGAACGAGGTGTCCAACGGCTCGTGGGACGCGACCGAGGCTGAGCTGATCGCGGGCGACTGGTCCAAGGCGATCATCGGTCTGCGGCAGGACATCAGCTTCAAGATGTTCACCGAGGGTGTCATCACCGACGGCTCCAACGCCGTCGTGCTGAACCTGATGCAGCAGGACGCGGTCGCGCTCCGCGCCGTCATGCGGATCGCCTACGCCACCGCAAACCCGGTGACGCGGCTCAACGCCAGCGCGTCCACCCGCTACCCGTTCGGCGTCCTCCGAGCGGCTTCCTACACCTACTCCTGATCCCGCGCGCCACCCCAGAGCCCCGCTCTGGGGTGGCATCCATGGAGGCTCTTTGATGCGTGTCCTCGCCATGCTCCACCTGTATCCGCCGGCCGGGAACGCCGGCGCCGAGTGGGCGATGCACACCCTGCTCGCCGCTCTGGTGACGGCGGGCCACGACGTGGACGTCCTGATGATCGAACCGCATCGGGAGATGAGCGAGCCGTACACGCTGGACGGGGTGCGTGTGCACCCCCGCCGCGGCAAGGGCGACCCGTTCGAGTGGCTGCTGTCGGACCGGGCGCCACACGTGATCGTCACACATCTGATGAACACGCCCAGGGCAACCGTGCTGGGGGAGATGTACGGCATCCCCGTCGTGCACGTCCTGCACAACGACCACGACCACGAACGGTCCTGGCTGGTCCGAGGCCCCGACCTGGTCGTCTACAACAGCGAGTGGGTGCAACGTTCCTGCCTGGACTGGTGGAAGGACACCCAGACCGGCACGCCTCCGCCCGGGGTCGTGGTTCGCCCGCCGGTCATCGCGGAGGACTACGCCACCGAGCCGGGCGACCGCGTCACGTTGATCAACATGTGTGAGAACAAGGGCGCTCGCCTGTTCTGGGCGCTCGCCAAGCGCATGCCCAAGATGAGGTTCCTCGCAGTCAAAGGCGCCTACGGAGCCCAGATCGTCCAGGACCTCCCCAACGTCGATGTGCAGGAGCACGTGCCCGGCGGCCAGATGCGCGAGCAGGTGTACGCACGCACGCGGGTGCTGTTGGTGCCGTCGTCGTACGAGTCGTGGGGCAGGGTCGCGGCCGAGGCGATGGCATCCGGCATCCCGGTGGTGGCTCACCCGACTCCGGGCCTGCTGGAGTCGTGCGGCGACGCCGGCATCTTCTGCGACCGCGACGACATCGACGCCTGGGAACGGCAGATCCGCCGCCTGTCCAAGCACCTGGCGTGGAAGAGCGCTTCGGCGAAAGCGCTGGCCCGCTCACGAGAACTCGACCCGTCCGCAGACCTGGACCGGTGGGTGTCCGCCATCCAAACCGTCGCAAAGGGGTGACCGGTGGCAACCCTGGCCAGCAAATGCGCCCTCGAAACCCGACTGGGGCGTGTCCTGTCCGCTGAGGAGGGGGCCCGCGCTGACGCGCTACTGGAGGACGCGTCCGCGCTGGTGCGGTCCTACACGCGCCAGGACTTCGCGCCGCCCGCCTCCGAAACCGTAGTCCTGCGCGCATCATCGGGCGTGGTCAGGTTGCCGAAAACACCGGTCACAGCCGTGACCGCGGTGGTCGCGGTAGGAGTCGGCGGAGGCCCAGATCTCGCGCTGGCCGGGTGGGTGTTCGACGGCATCGACGTCATCGACGTGGCCGGCTGGGACTCGCTCATCATCAACCTGCCCGAAACCCTGCACGACACCTGCCTTCCGCCCACCTACCGCGTCACCTACGCGCCCGGCTACGCCGCTGTGCCCGCGGACGTGGTGGCGGTGGTGTGCGCGATGGCCATGCGCACCCTGACCGCGCCCACCATGGCCGCCGGCGTCACGTCGGAGACCATCGGGTCGTACTCCTACCGGCTCGATTCCGGCGGCATCGGCACGTCCGTGCAGATGGGCGCGTCCGAGAAGATGGTGCTGGACCGGTACCGGCGCAAGGCCGACACGATCACCGTGCGGATGCGATGATCCCCGCCAGGCTGCTGCCGCTGACCGTCATCAAGGTCCGGCCGGCGACATCAACGGACCGATACGGCAACACCGAGCTCGACTACGGGGCCGCAGCCAGCCGCATCGCCGTCGCGGCGTGGATCGATCAGGCGTCCGCGTCGGAGGACACCCCGAACGGGCGTGACGTGATCGTCGGCGTGTGGAAACTCATCACCAACCACACCGACCTCGACGCCGCCGACCGCATCGAATGGGGCAGCAGCATCTACGAACTCGACGGCCCTGCCTGGCCCGTCCACACCCCGGCCGGACTGCACCACCTCGAGGCCAGACTGCGCAGAGTGGAGGGCTGATGGCTGTCCGCGTCGTGCTCAACCCCGTGGGAATGCGGGAGATGCTCCGCTCAAAGGAGGTAGAGCGGGACTTGCTGCGCCGCGGTAAGCAGGTCGCCTCCACCGCCGAGGCGATCGGTCATCTCCCACACGAAGGTGACGTCGAGTACTACGCGGAATCCTCCGTCGGCTCAACCAGGGCACGCTGTGTCGTGGTCGCCGATCACCCGGGCGCGCTCGGCCAGGAAGAGGAGTACCGCACGCTTGGCACGGCGATCGATGCGGCGAGGCTGTAGTGACTTCCTATCCGGATGCCGAAGACCTGCTCATCGACTACCTGCAGCCGATCGTCGGCGTGCCCGTCCGCACCCGCGTGCCGCGCACCAGGCCCGATGTGTGGCTGCATGTGAGGCGCAGCGGCGGCGTCGATGACGTTGTCCGCGACCGGCCCCGCCTGGACGTGTTCGCCTGGGCTCCAGACGACGGCGCCACTCGAGACCTGCTGACGACCGCCCGCTCCGCCATCCACGACCTGAAGGGGACAACCCTGCTCGGGGTCACCTGCTACCAGGTCGAAGAGTTCCTTGGCCCCACACGCGCCGACGACCGCGAGACCGGCACCCCGCGCATGTGGATGACCGTGCAGCTCAGTCTGCGAACCACCAGCTAGACCCGCGCATCCAACTGATCCGGCCGTCCGCGCCGGTGTTTCTGCTGCTCACCGAAGGGTTAACACCATGACGCTTGACGCACAGAAGGTGCGCGTTGCCGTCACAGGCGCGGTTTACGCTGGCCCGACCTCCTCCACCGCCCCCACGTCGGCCGTATCGGCCGTCCCAGCCGGGTACAACGATCTCGGCTATATCTCTGAGGACGGCGTCACCGAGGCGTACGACGAGGACGTCCAGGACATCCAGGCGTGGCAGGGCGGCGCGATCGTCCGCACGCTGATCTCTTCGTCGAAGGCGTCGCTGTCCTTCACGATGATCGAGTCGAAGGCCAGCACGCTGGAGCTGTACCACAAGGGCTCCACGATGGAGGCCGTCTCCGGCGGCTACAAGATCGACGTGAAGTTGCCCAACGTCGTGAGGAAGAAGTTCATCCTCGACGTCCTCGACGGCTCCACTCACCTGCGCATCTACGTGCCGGACGGTGAGGTCACCGAGCGCGGCGAGATCACCTACATCAACGACGAGACCATCTCGTACAACGTCACGATCACCTGCTACCCCGTCGCCGACGTCGTCATGACCAAGTACTCCGATGACGCCTACTGGGGATATTCGTGATCGTTTTCTGAGACTCCGGGGTGGGAGCGAATCGCGCGGGTCCGCACCCACCCCGGTATCACCATGCACCCGCGCGACCGCATGAAAGGACCCGCGCATGACCACGAGAAGTCCCCGCTCCGTCAAGCCTGCGAAGCCGGCCAAGGCGTTCGACCTGGACGCCGTCGAAGCCGAAGAAGCGGGCGAACGGTTCGAATTCATCTTCGGCGGACGCACCTACAGCCTCCCGCATCTGCAGGACATCGACCGTAGCCTGCTCAACACCGCAGACCAAGGCGACATCGCGGCCATGCAGGAAGCGTTCCGGACCGGTCTCGGCGACGACTATGAGGAGTTCAACTCCCAGCCGATGAAACTGCGATCCCTCGAGGCCCTCTTCAAGGCGTGGACGGAGCACTCCGGTCTGAAGCCGGGGGAATCTCAGGCCTCCACGCGCTCCTAGAAGAGCACGGGGAGGCGATCGAGTGGGACCTGTCCCACTACCACCATCGCAGCCTGCACGACCTGTTCAACGGCATCCTGACGTGGCGTCAGCTACGCAGCTACCTCTCCCATCTGCCGCGCGAGTCGGCTCTGGCCCGCGCTCTGCTTGGTGACGACACCATGTGGGGCCTGAACGAGCAGCTCCTCGCCATGGCCATTGACGTGCTACGGCAGGGCAATTACCAACGCGGCAACGGCAAAGGGCCAAAACCGAAGCCCCTGCCGCGCCCCGGGGTCAAGAAAGCCGCCGAGCCACTCCGGCACGGCCGCACCGACCGCGACCCGGACGAGGTCATCGCCTACCTGGACCGGTTCCGCCCACAGCAGTCCGCCTGACTCAACCACGCTCGGGGGTGAGGCATGGCGGCCGAGGTCGGCTCTGCGTACGTCACGATCCTTCCCAGCGCCCGCGGTTTCCGCCGGGCGTTGGAGAAGGAGCTCGACACCCCTCTCCGGGACTCGGGGCAGGACGCGGGCAAGACGCTCGGCGACGCCATCGCTTCCGAGGGGAGCCCCGCTGGCGAGAAGTTCGGCAAGAACTTCGCCAAGTCACTGATCCCCAGCCTGTCCGGCGCTACCGACGTGGTCGGCCGGTTCGGCGTCAGCATGACCGCGGCACTGCTGCCGAGCCTCGGCCAGGTCACTGCCGGCATCGCCAAAATCGGGGCCGGCGCCGGGGCGTTCGCAACCCTTGCGGCGGGAGCAGGAGCAGCGGCGGTCCAGGTGGGCGCTTTGGCTGCTGCCTTGGCCCCGGCTGCGGGTGCTTTGGCGGCTCTACCGGGTGCTGCGCTGCTCGGCGCCGCCGGCATGGGCACGCTCAAGCTCGCTCTCCAGGGCGTCAGCGAGGGGTTCGCTGCTGCTCTATCGGGCGACTACCTCAAGTTCATCGCAAAGACCAAGGACCTCTCCCGGAACGCACAGCTCGTCTCCTACGAGTTGTTCCAGATGGCGGGCGCCTTTCAGGGCATCCAGAACGCCGCCCAGAACAGCTTCTTCGCGCCGTTCATCGGCCAGATGGAGTCGCTTCGGCCACTGCTGAACGCGCTGCGAGAAGGCGTTCGCGGCGCAGCAGGAGCGTTCGGCGAAGCCGCGTTCGAGGTCTTGCGGTTCGCCCGGTCAACGGACTCCATTTTCGCGGTCGAAGAGGTCTTCCGGATCCTCAAGAAGTCCGTGGAAGAGGTCACCCCGGCGATCCGGCCGCTCCTCGACGGGTTCCGCGACCTCGGGGTGCTCGGATCCTCGTTCCTGGGCAGCTTCGCCCCCGGGATCGCCGACGCCGCAGCCAAGTTCGGCAACTTCCTGTCGCATGCAGTGGCGACCGGCCAGGCGCTGCAGTGGATGGAAGGCGCCGTCGTCGTCTTCCGGCAACTCGGCGCGATCATCGCCGACGTCGGCGGCATCATCCGTGGCGTCTTCGGTGCGCTGGAGACCGCGGGCACAGGGGCACTCGGTGTTCTTGGGCAGCTCGTGGACGCGGCCAACGCCTGGGTGAACTCTGCCCGCGGCCAGGAAGCCCTGATCTCGGTCTTCCGATCGCTGGCTCAGGCCGGCCAGGCGCTCGTCCCCGTCATCACTGCGATCGCCACGGGGATCGGCCAACTGGCGCCGTTCGTGGCTGATCTGGCGACTGCGTTCGGGCCGGTCCTGACCGGCGCGGTCCAGGCGGTCGTGCCCGCTCTGGCGGCGCTCGCCCCGGGGATTATCGCGGTCATCAACGGCCTCGGTGGGGCCGTGCAGGCGCTGGGCCCTGCCCTGTTGCCGCTCGGGCAGACCATCTCGGGGCTGTTCCAGGTCGTCGCGCCTGTGTTCACTCAGATCGGGCAGGCTGTTGCTGCGCTTCTGCCCGGCGTCCAGGCGCTCGTGGCTGCGGTCGGGCAGACCATCTCCGCCCTGGGGCCTGCGTTGGGGCCGCTCGCCGCCGCGTTCTCCGCCCTCGTGGCCGCCGTGTCGCCGCTCCTGCCGGTGCTGGGACAGGTGATCGCCGTACTCGCCGGTGCACTGTCGCAGCACATCCAAAACCTGGTGCCGTTGCTGGGGCCGCTCGTGGCCGTCGTCGGGCAGTTGGTGACCGCGCTCGGCTCCGGCCTGGCGACCACTATCACGACGCTGTCGCCCCTCTTCGGGCCGGTGGTGCAAGCCGTCACACAGTTGCTCGCCTCGTTCGCGCCGCTCATCTCGCAGGTGCTGCAGCTCGTCGCCGCGTTCGCGTCGGCTCTGCTGCCCGCGGTCGCTCAGCTTGTGCCCGTGATCGGCGGCGCGATCGTGGGCGCCCTCGGACAGCTCCTGACCGCTGTGCAGCCGCTCATCCCGGTGTTCGGCCAGATCGTCGGCATCCTGGGCGGAGCCCTGGCCACGGCGATCAACGCGTTGGCGCCGCTGATCGCGCCGATCATTGCCGGGTTCGGGCAGCTCGTGGCTGCGGTTGGCCCGTTGCTCAACCAGGTCGTTCAGCTCGCGGCGTCGCTTCTTTCGGCGCTGCTGCCTGCGCTCGCCCCGCTGATCCCGATCGTGGTCCAGATCGTCTCGGTGCTCGGCGGCGCGTTCGTCCAAGCGATCTCAACGGTCGTGCAGGCTGCGACGCCGCTCATCACCGTGCTGGGGCAGGCGCTGCAGGCCATCGGCGGCGCACTCCTGACTGCGGTCCAGTCGATCACTCCGTATATCGCCCAGTTCGGTCAGGCGATAGCCGGGCTCGCGCCGATCCTCGGCCAGATAGTGGCAGCGGCGCTGCCGGTGATGGTGCAGCTCTTCCAGACTGCGGCGCCCATCATCGGCCAGTTGGTGACCGCGTTCGGCACGCTGCTGCAGGCTCTCGCGCCGCTGCTGCCCATCGTGGTCCAGATCGCCGGCGTGATCGGCCAGACCCTGCTGTCGGTCATCTCCAGTCTGCTCCAGGCGGTCACACCGCTGCTGGGGCCGCTCGGCGAGCTGGCGGTGACGATCGGGCAGGTCCTACTGAAGGCGGTGCAGGCGGTAGCGCCGTTCGTGGTCGCCTTGGCGAAGTCGATCGCCCAGCTTGTGCCGGTGTTCGTGCCGCTGATCGAACTTGCGTCGCAGATCGCGGCGCAACTCGGCGGGATCCTCGTGCAAGCCATCACGATCCTGGTGCAGGCGCTGACGCCGGTCCTGCCGATCATCGTGGAACTGGTGTCGCAGATCGGCACGGCCCTCGTGACAGCGCTGCAAGCGGTCGCGCCGGCGTTCCTGGCGATCGTCCAGGCCGTGGTCGGGCTGCTGCCGTCGCTCACCCCGTTGATCGGGCTGGTGGCTCAGCTGCTGCAGGCGATCGTCCCGTTGGTCGTCCAGTTCCTGCCGATCTTTGTGCAGCTGATTCAGACGCTCGCTCCGGTCATCGCCGCCGTGGCCGGCGTGGTGGGTCAGCTCTTGGCGGCGCTCCTGCCGGTGGCGGCCATCCTGATCGACCTCGCGTTGAAGATCCTCACCCCGTTGATCGGGATCGTCCTGCAGGTCGTTCAGGCGCTGATGCCGCTCATCCAGGCGGTGCTGCCGGTCCTGGTGACGCTGGTGCAGGCGATCGCGCCGATCCTCGGGCTCGTCGCCAACGTGTTCGGGCAGATCTTGCAGGCGGTCTCGCCGCTGATCGACGTGCTGCTGCAGCTCGTGATGGCGGTGTTGTCGCCGCTCCTTCCGCTGATCGAGGCGATCGCGCCGATCCTCACCTCGCTGATCGGCATCTTCGCCCAGCTGGTGACCGCGGTCATGCCTCTGATCGAGATCCTGCTGAACTTGATCGTGTCGGTGCTCACGCCGCTGATCGAGATCATCGCGACGGTCATCTCGTGGCTCGTCGACAAACTCGCGGTCGCCATCGAATGGGTGGCCGGCATCATCGAAGTCGCGATCACGGCGATCGCCGACGTCTTCCAGTGGCTGTATGACCTGCTGGTCGGCAACAGCATCATCCCCGACCTGATCCAAGGCATCAGGGATTGGTTCCAGAAGGGCGTCGACTGGGTCAAGGGAATCATCGCTTGGTTCGGCGAGTTGCCGGGCATGATCGGCGCCTGGCTGGGCCAGGTCGTGACCTGGGTCCAGACCAAATGGGCTTTGATCAGGGAATACATCGCCGACAAGATCAACGACATTCGGGAGACGATCTCCCGCATCCTGGCCCAGATCGGCGAGCGCTGGAACACCTTCTGGGACACCGTCCGCACCTTCGTCTCCGGCAAGTTCAACGAGATCAAGACAGCGATCAGCGGAAAGATCGACGAGGTTCTCCAGTTCTTCAGAGACCTGCCTGGTCGAATCGGCGCCGCGCTCGGCAACCTGGGCTCGACTCTCTATAACGCCGGACGCGACTTGATCGTGGGCCTGTGGAACGGCCTCGTGTCCATGTGGGAGTGGTTCAAGACCGCGATCTACAACTTCTTCGCGGGGATCATGCCGCAGTGGGTGAAGGACGCTCTCGGCATCGCGAGCCCCAGCAAGGTGTTCATGGCGATGGGCCGGGAGCTGCCCGCGGGCATGGCACTCGGCATCGAGAAGGCGTCCGGGCTGGTCGAGAATGCCGTCGCTGGGCTCGCGGGTACAGCGTCGATCGCCGCGACAACCGATGTGTCCGTCGCTTCGCCCAACGCTGGCGGCATCACCGTGGCGGGTGACCTGGTGCTGCCGGTGGACGGGCTGATCCTCGATCTGCGCAAGCCGGACCAGGCCGTCCGCCAGTTCCTGGAGCAGGTCCGTGAGGGCCTGCGCGGTCTGGAGAAGGAGGCGTTTGCGTGAGCGATCTGACCATCGGCCGGTACGTCGTCCGGGAAACGTGGTCCGTCTCCGAGACCGGCGCCGGCGTGCTGCAGGTGGCTGGCCGTGAGGTGATGCCTCCGCTGACCCGCGCCGATGTGGTGTACCGGTATGAGAGCGCGCTCGGCTCACAAAGGCTGCTGGTACCGGTCGTGTGGGAGGACAAGCCCGAGAGAAGCGGCTACTACACGGTGACGTCAGCATCCGGCGACATCATGGACCGGGCCGCCGAGGGCGTGGTGGTCGCCGAGTGGAAGCTCTCGCTCGCCAGGCACGGCAGCGACACGGACGTCGACCTGGAGTCCAGGCTTACGGGTGCGGTGCGCGCCAACGACTTCTCGCTGACGGGTGAGCGCTGGCATGCGCCGCCCATCGGCCACCACAGCTACTACACCGGCTCGACGATCCCCTCGACGATGACCCGCACGGGATCGGACGGGGCGGTGACCGTCTACCGCGGGGTTCCCGCTAACGTGTCCCCGCGGTGGGGCTGCGCAGTCGATGACTACCTCCGTGGCTGCGTGCGGATTCTGTCGGTCGGCTATGAGCGGGTCGGGGTTGGCCAGGCTGTGGACGCCGACGATTGGGAGCTGTCCAACACGCTAGTCCGGGTGCGTCCGCTGCTGTCCGGTGGCACGCTGGAGATCGCCGCCTACACGGGCGGTGCCTGGCGTACCAAGGCGTGGTGGGCGGATATTGGCGGGGTGCAGATCGCCCGGTTCGAGGCGGCGACGATCCTCCGCAACGACCCCGAGATGTGCGTCCTACGCCTCACAGAGCACCGTGCGACCGTTGGGCGGGCGGTGCTGGATTTGACGCTCAGACGCGGATCCAGGGTCGTCGAGGGCTACCTGCAGAGAGGCGACTCCGGGACGCTCAGCGTCTACCTGGCCAGCGCCGAGACGATGACCGACAGCACCTCGTACGTGGTGAAGACCACCAACGACGCCGACGGCAACAGGGCGATAGCGGGCTCGGCACGAAACTTTGACCCACACGCGTCGGGCGGGATCACCAAGACCGCGAGCACTGCACTGGACTTCTTCGTCGGCGTGGTCGCGGGAGGCGGCTCAGCGGTGTCGGGGGACCAGGCAACCAACATCAGGGACCAGTACATTGGCGCACTCCCCGAGGCGGTCGTCGCCGTGCGGCGCTAGCTCGCGAGCTTCTTGCCTCGGACGTTGCGGATGACGGTTGCCACAGCTTGAACGTCACCCTCCTCGTTGGTCAGATGGGGGTTGGCTTCCATGATCTGTCCGGCGAGTTCCTTCAGGGCTGCGTCGTCCACGTTGTAGGTGGCGGCGATGTGCCGTAGAGCGCGGACTTCGTGATGCCATTCGGTCGTGTCGTGCGGGTGTTCTCTGTGAGAGGCATCCCGGGCTGCGCGGTACTCCTCGCGGGCCCTCTCGATGGGGAGAGGGCCGCCCCCCGCTCCGCGTCCGGGGAGCGCGAGCTTCCACGCCTTCCAGTCGGTCGGGTTGTCCCATCCGGGGGTGCCGCCGTCGTCGGGGTCGCCGATCCAGACAGTCGGCTCGGGGCAGGGGTGGTTGGTTCCGGCGTAGCGGGTGCGCCACTTGGAGACGGTGGCGGCGGAGACGCCGAAGAGTCCACTGATGTCCTTCATGCTCAGGTGCCGCTTCGCTTCCATGGGGATCCTCCGGAGTCGTTGTCGAGCTTCTAGACAAAGATTAGACCATCACAGAAACCTTGTCTATATCTTCGACAAAGACATCGGGGGGGTGGTGGCAGATGACGGTCAACGAGCAACTCATGGGGCTCGGTTCCTGGGGCATCACCCTGCGCGAGGAGACCCCGCGCGAGGTCCTCGACCGGCTCGGCTACTTCGGCCACGTCGCCATCGTCCCGGGCAGGGTGAACCCGGCCGAGTACAACGACACCCTGTTGACGATGGCCAGGTACGTCGGCGTGCTGACGAAGCGGGACTTCGACGACGATAAGCGCATCAGCGGCCAGGGCATGGCGCTGTGGCTCGGCGACTCGGACGACAAGGGCGAAGTGTTCGAGAGCCCCGTCTCGATCGTGGGGCAGACGTTCGCGACCACCATCACCACTCTCATGTCCGGCTCCACGGCCGTGGTGGTGGGCACCCTGTACTCGGTGGCCGGGAACTACTCAGGGACGCACGTGTGGCAGTCCCGGGGCAAGGCGATCGACTACGTGTGCCAGACGATGGGCGCCGAGTGGCGGGTCAACGGCAACGCCGCCTTGGACGCCGGGCCGATCGCGAACCTGTACGTCACCAGCCCGACGTGTGTGGTGGTGCGGAAGGATGCGGGCAAGGACCTGACGTTGACCGGCATCACCGGCGACATGCAGTTGAGCAGGGATGTGGAGGACTTCACAACCCGCGTGGTGCTGCTGGCCGAGGGCGAGGGCGAGTCCACCGCTACGGGGTCGGCGAACATCGCGAGCAACCCCTACCTAGACATTCGCGGGAATCCAGTGAAGCGAGTGCGGCTCGTCTCGGAGTCGTCGACTTCGACGGGGAACGCGCAGGTTAGGGCGCAACTTCAGCTCAACCGGTTCACGGGTACTCGGAATGCGCTCGGCTTGTCGGCGGATGTCTACGAGGTCCGCGGCTCGTTCCAGTGCGGTGACTACGTGTGGGTGTATGACCCGGACAGCGGGTTGTACGACACGACCCAGGAGATCACATTCCGGGGTCAGCGCATCAACCCGACCAAGCTCCGGGTTGTGGGCGCGTCGTGGCCGGTCACAGACCAGATGACGGTCGCGTACCGGCACCAGGACGGGACGTGGATCGACCTCACCGACTACGTGAATTCGGAGACGGGCTCGACGAAGCTGACCGTGGGGGAGCTGAACCGCAGCCTCACGAACGCGGGGACCGAGCCGGTCGGGCCGCGACCGATCCCGGACACGACGATCCCGGGTGTCGTGAGCTGGGATCTCCCGTTCACCACGGGCGTCTACCTCGACGGGTTGGGGAACACGCGGGCGCGGATCCTTGCGTCGTGGCTGCTGCCGTTGAACGCCGACGGGTCCACGATCCTGGATGGTTCGCACTACGAGATCAGATACGGGATCAGCCCCGCCACGGACTGGCAGACCGAGTTCGCGCCATGGGGCAGCTTCCAGGCGAACATCCTGGACTTGTCGCCGGGCGTGGACTACGACTTCCAAATCAGGGCCGTTGATCTCTCCGCCAATCAGGGCGCCTGGTCGGCGACGGAGACTGCGACTGCGAACCCGGACACGATCGCGCCCAGCACCCCGGCACCGCCCACGGTGGCGGGCAGCCGGTTGGCGATCCAGGTCACGCACACGCTCGGCAAGGCCTCCGGCGGAACCTACAACCTCGAACTCGACCTCGACCATCTTGAGGTGCACGTCGGCTCGGTCGGGAGCTTCACGCCGGACAGCACCACGCTCAAGGGCGAGGTGCTCGCCAACTCGGGCATGATCCGCGCGCTGATTCCTGCGGTGGGTACGGTCGACGTGGAGGAGACGACGACCCGGCACGTCAAGGTGATCGCCGTGGACGAGGCGGGCAACAAGAGCAGCCCGTCTACAGCAGCGACCGCGACGGCATTGCTGATCGACAACGCGCACATCAGCGATCTGACTGTCACCAAGGTCACGGCCGGGACGGTTAGCGCGAACTGGCTGCTCGGCGCGTCGATCAGGACAGCGTCCAGCGGGCAGCGGGTGGAGCTCAACGCAACCGGCCTGCACGGTTTCAACGGTGCCGGGACGGAGCTGGTGACTCTGTCGAACACCGGCTCATTCACGCTGCGGAGCGCGTCCAGTGGCGCTCGTATCAACCTGGACGGCACGGGCTTCCGGGTGTTCAACTCAAGCGCGGTTGAGACAGTAAGTCTTCTCGCAACCGGATCGTTTGTAATAAAATCTGCTTCTTCCGGGGCAAGAATAGAACTTGACACTACTGGGTTTGCCGCTTTTAACTCAAGCGGCACACAAACAGTAGACATCGATGCAGCGACTGGCGATGTTACGATAACTGGTATTTTCCGTTCAGGGCTGACAGGGAAAAGAATCGAAGTCATCACAACGTCAGGTGATCCATTCATCAAGTTTTATGGAAGTTCGTCGGGTACCGACTTCGCCTACATGGCTTATGCTCAATCCATTGTCAATGCAAATCATCCCGCTGTCGTCATGGGCTCATCGACTGGGCTATCTAATCCCGGCGCTGTTATTGTTGATAGCGGAAAAGTTCACGCGATTATTAATCCAGGGGTGAGCGGGTCAGAGGCTGGATTGATTGCATTGACGGGCTATGCAGAACTCAGGACGCCGACTTCAACAATTCAGGTTGGAGATCCAAATATATTTCTTAATGCTCCTAACGGAAATGTTAGAGTTGTCTCGTCAACTGGTTTTGAGGTCAATGGCGTAACGAAGAACTTTATTATTGATCACCCGGCAGAAGGGGATCGTTATCTTATTCACGGTTGCACAGAGTCTCCGCACAACGGCGTCGAGTACTGGGGCACCGCCACCCTCGACGACCTCGGCGTGGCCGAGGTGGAACTGCCGCGATACTTTGAGGCGCTCACCGCTTATGAAGGCCGCGCCGTCCTGCTCACCGGTATTGGTGAGCACCTGCTGCTGGCGTCCGCCACGTACCCGAAGGATGGCCGGTTCTGCGTGCACGGTGTCGCTGGCCAGCGGGTCGCCTGGCTCGTCAAGGCCATCCGCAAGGATGTGCCGCCAGTGCTGGTCGAACCGCGCCGCGATGAGGTGATCGTGCGCGGTGACGGACCTTACCGCTACTACACGATCAAGGAAGCCGCGCATGACTGACCAACCGCTTTCCGTCCCCTTCGAGCCCTACGCCCAAGCCCTCGCAGAGCAGCGCAACCAGGCGCTCGACCAGGTGGCCCAGTTGCAGGCCGTTGTCCACCAACTCCAGGTGGACAACGAGCGGCTTACGGCTGAGAACAAGAAGCTCCGCGCAGAGAAAGACGGCCCATTCGGCGACTCCTGACCTCTCACCGATGCTTGGTGATTGTGGTCCGCTTGCGGCGCCGGTTCCAGATCCACGGCCAAGCCATCCCCATGGTGAACGTCATCCACATGATGTCGCCGAGCGTCCACGCAGGTTTCGTCGTCGACCTGCCGACGTTCCGCACCTCTAGCGGCTTGTCCTGTCCCATCTGGTGTGGCCTCCTGCCGTAGCGCCCGGGAATGGTGTGACGCCTCAAGCATGCTCCCGGTTGACGCGCTTCGCCTGTCCACATCCGGACACCCACGATCGGTGCCGCCCGTCTTGTTGAGGGTGCTCGGCGGGCGGCACCCACTACCTACACCACGGCGAGGAGCGATGTGGCTGATGAGCCGTCTCTGGGTGAGCTGTCTCGCCGGATTGACCACATGACGGCGATGCTGGGGCAGCTCGTGCAGCGGGCGGAGTACACCGCGGACCGGCGCTACGACGACCGAAGGTTCGCTGAGATCGAGGCCGACCTCGCCGAGCTGCGCCGCACGTGGACGGACGAGCTGAAGGCGTTGAAGGCTAGCATCGACGCCGCCACCGAGAAGCGCGGCACCAACGTCAGGCAGGCCGTCTACGCAGGTCTCATCCCTGCCGTGCTGGTGTTGATCGGCATCATTGTGCAGGTCTGGCTCGCCTCGAAAGGCGGGTCCTGATGGGTGAGCACGTACGGCTCGCGCGCCGCAACTGGCTGGTCATCGCTACCGCCGTTGTGGTCGCTCTGCTCGGACTATGGGCTTCGGTCCAGATCGGCGCTCTCGGCGAGCAGCTGCGCAAGTCAGAGGAGAACCAGGAGGTGCTTTCCGACCAGGTGGAGCGCCTCGGTGGGGAGCCTCTCGTGTCGCCATCTGTTGGCCCTCCCGGTGAGCGCGGTGAACCAGGCCGGGCCCCGACTGCTGCGGAAATCTCCGCCGCGGTGTCCGCCTACCTGGCCGCGCATCCGCCGGCGGGTGGCAGGGCGCCCACATCGAGCGAGATCGCCGCGGCGGTAACGGCGTACCTGAAGGACCATCCGCCCGCCCGCGGGCCTGCTGGCTTTGCGGGGAGCCCGGGGCCTCGCGGTGAGCCCGGAGAGACCGTTACTGGCCCGCCGGGGGCCAAGGGCGAAGACGGCGTCGACGGTAAAGACGGCAAGGACTCGACCGTTCCCGGACCTCAGGGTGAGCGCGGCCCGCCGCCGTCCGCCGAACAGATCTCCGACGCCGTCGACGCGTGGCTGAAGGCCAACCCCATCTACTGCTACCCGCCCGACCCGCCTGGCCAGGTCACAGGCAAGCCATGGCGATGCACAGCCGTCGCACCGTCTTGAAAAGGAGGCCAGCGTGCCATACCTGACACAGCTCGCGAAGGTGGCCCGCCGTACCGGCTGCCCGGTGACTGAGGTGTCCGGCTGGAAGACTCGCGGACACGGGCCTCAGCCCGAGGTCGACGGCGTCGTCTGCCACCACACCGCCGGCTGGAATGACATGCACGTGGTCCGCGACGGCCGACCGGGTCTTGACGGGCCGCTGTCGCACATCTGGCTACGCCGCGACGGACGGATCTTCATCGTTGCTGCGGGTCGGTGCTGGCACAACGCGCCGAGTCTGTCGCTGGGCCACACCAACAGCCGCTCGATCGGTATCGAGGCGGAGAACGACGGCCGGACGGCGTGGCCCAAGGTGCAGTTGGACGCCTACAAGCGGCTGTGTGCGGAGCTGTGCCGCGAGTTCGGGCTGCCGGTGTCGACGGTGAAGGGCCACAAGGAGGTCAACTCCTCCAAGCCGGACCCGCACTCGATCAACATGACCAGCTTTCGCAAGGACGTCGCCGCGTTGCTCAAGGGTGAGCCCGCGGCGCCGGCCCTCACGTGGACGGAGAAGCTCGTGAAGGACCTACCCGTGCTCCGCCCCAAAGACGACAACTACGACGTCAAGACGGCCAGGAGCGCACTCTTCGCCCGCGGCTACCTCCCCGAGGCCGTCTACGCCACCGTGGGGCTGCAGGCATGGCTGGAGCGGACCAAGTACGACGACGAATTCGCGGGCCTCATCAAGGGCTTCCAGAAGCTGAAGAAGCTCGACGCGGATTGCCTGATCGGCCCCGACACCTGGCGAGCCCTGCTGACGGCCTCCAGATGAGCGACGGCCTGTTCGCCCTCTGGTGGCCGTGGCCGTACCAAGAACGCCTCCCCGTGGCATCCATGCCGGCGGAGGAGATCGAGCCCGGGGAGCGCATCCCTGGGCTCATCGACGAGTGCAACTGACCGCGAGACCACGTTCTCGCCCTGGGCGGTCCTGCCGGATGCAGGGCCGCCCTTCGCATGTCCCCTGATAGGAAGAGCATCCTCGAATGCGCATCAACAAGAGCGCGACCCTCGCCGCCGGCGTTCTCATCGCGGCGAGCATGACCACCGGTACGGCGTCGGCTGCTGCCGCGCCCGGCGTGGGCGACCTCAAGATTGTGGAGGTCGGTACGGACGCGATGGGCAGCGACACGTTCGCTAACCGGAACCGCGAGTTCGTCACCTTCAAGAACGACACCGCCGCCGCGATCGACATCGATGGTGTGGTCGTTCAGGACAACTGGTCGAAGAACAACCCGAGCCCGCACACCTGCAACAAGTACGTGATCACCGGCCTGCCCGGTCAGGGCTCCGGCGCGATGCTCGGCGTGGGCGAGACCGTGACCGTCTTCAACGGCAGCAGGTGGGGCGGCAACTACAAGAACGGCAGCGAGTACCGGCTGTACGCGCGAAGCGACGTGGACTGCGGCACCGCCGGCCACTTCCTGAACAACGACGCCGACTCTGTCTGGGTGACCGCGGGCGTTACCGCGGTCGACAGCAAGTCGTGGGACTGGAACGGCGGCTACACCGTCAAGTAGGAGGCTGTCATGAAGAAGGTCACCATCTTCGGCCAAGAGCCTGCGATGATCCTCGGGGCCGTCAACGCCCTGGTCGCGCTCGTGGTCGCATACGGCCTGGATCTGTCGCAGGTGCAGACAGCGGCTATCTCGACGGTGGCGAGTGGCGTCTTGGCCATCGCTGTCGCGGTGATGACGCGCCCGGTCGTCGTTTCCGCGCTGACGGGTGCGGTGTCCACGGTGATGGCCGCGGTCGCCGGGTTCGGGCTGGAGTTCACCGCGGACCAGATCGGCGCCACCGTCACGGTCCTGTCGATCGTGCTGGCGCTGGTGCTGCGGGCGAACGTGACCCCTGTGTCCGGGCCGGTGCAGCCTCAGTAACTGGAGTCCGTTTCGTCCGCTTTCCCGGATCCGGGAAGTCGTCTGAGCTGGCTCTTTGCCAGTTGGGGCAATAAGTAGCCCGCTCTCCCTTCGGGGAGGGCGGGCTTCTTTGCTTTGTACGGCTACTGATCCGCGACGGAGCAATGGAGCGCTAGGCGCATCCGCACTTCGCTGCGCGTGTAACCGCCACCAGCCTCCGACGCAGCGGAGAGCAACATGTCCAGCTCCGGCCTCGTCCGGCGCTGATACATGATGGTGCTCTTCGCTATCCCGAGAGTCTGACAGGCGGCACCCAGAGTGGATCCCTCCCGTAGTGCCTCAAGGAGCGGGCGGAGTTGGTCAGCCTCGTGGCGGACGAGCGCCCGATCAACGTTGGCGGCGAAGGCCGGGTGCTGTTGCATATGCCTGTGGACTGTCGAGCGTTCTACTCCAACGGCTGCGGCGGCAAGGCTGATTCGACCAAGCCGGGCTACAGCATCAACGCAAGCTGAATGCCATGGGGCCTCGGATAGCGTCTGAGTGCGCTCTTGGCGTGCTCGCTCCGCGTTCCAGGCCCGGCAGTCGGGGCATCGGCAGCGGCGATCCTTGTAGCTGTACTCGGTCCCGTGAGAGTGCGATTCGTCTCGCGTAACCAGCAGCACAAGATCGAGGTCACGCCGCCATAGCCGATCCCAGCGCGCCCTCGACAACACCTGCTGAGTGGTCACCCCCAGGTCTGCGGCGGCTTCGCCCAGAGGAACGCCACGCGCGAGCGCCACCAGCAGCAATGTCTGAGCCTCGTGGGGAAAGTCGCGGTCTGCCTGCTGCTGGCGCCTGCGCCGCTCCTGCTCGGCGTGCAGCCGCTTCTCTGCGCCCGTCCGAGCAGGCTTCGTCATGGGAGCGCTGGGAGCGAAGCGTCGGTGTTCCCTCGCGAGAGCGTGTCCAGCACTGCGAGTGCCTGGATGCGACTCCATCCCCGGCACGCCTGCGCCAGCGCCGCCTGCTCAACACCCTCGGGCAACTCGTCGGGGTCGATGTCCTCGACTTCCTGTGCGAGCAACTCGCCGGGATTGTGTAGCCATGTCGCGTCCACAACGGTCGAGCGGACGAGGTGCCGCAAGACCTGCCAGAGGGCGCCGGGCATTGGCTCCAGGTCGGCCAATTCCAGTGCGAACAGCCGTTCCAGCAGCTCATCGGCCTCGGGCAGAAAACCGGGCCGATCGAGGCCACGGGCACGAGCGATGGCCTTGTCCACCTCGCCGACGCTGATGCCCAGCAAATCGGCGGCATGCTGGCGTCCGCCTCGGCCGTACTCCTCCACCCCTTTGAGGATCCATCGGGACCGGTCATCGGCGGCGCGCGTACGGGCAACCTCGCCCCGGGCCTTGGCCGCTTCTGCGTGGGCGAACCAATCGGGCGTCGTCACTTCGTCTCCTCCACAGTGCTGAGCGTCTCGGCCTCGATCTCGTCGAACCGTTCGGTGACCGCGTTGCTGGCCTGCTCCAGCAGCTCGTCTAATTCCAGCCCTTCCAGGGTGGCGTCGATGGGGCCGTGGATCTCGCTGAGATGCGGGAACCAGTGGCAGTCGTCGGGCAGCAGGTTGTCGAACTCGCGCTCCTGGGCGTCCATCAGCGCTTCGGCGAGGGCGCCCTGCTGGTCGTCGGTGTATTCGCCGTTGTTGATGTAGCTCATCCAGCCGTCGACCTGGTAGTCGCGGCCGAGCGTGTAGTTCCTGGCGAGGACGGTCGTGGTGGTCATGGAGGACTCCTAGGTGGTGGTGGAGGGTTAGAGGGCGGCGATGGCGGCGCGGACGCCGGAGACGATGGCCTGCCACACCTCGGCGGGGGTGGCGACCCGGGACTCGCTGTAGCCGTAGCGGCAGTGGAGCTTGCCGGTGGCGGCGTCGAACCACACCTGGTCGATGCTGGCGAGCAGCTTGTACGCCTGGCTGTTGGAGATGGTCTCGCCCTGGTAGGTGGCGCCGGAGATGTTGCCGGTGTTGTAGTGGCTGGTCTCGATCCCGGCGAGGGCGGCCCAGTCGTTGAGGTAGACGCGGTCGTGGCCGTTCTTGATCCAGCGGTTGCCGCCGATCGCGGTCATCGTCTCGATGGAGAAGACGGTCTTCTTGGCGGTGAGGGAGATGCGGCGGGCGAGGGAGGCGGCTTCGATGACCCACCGGCCGGCGACCTTGGCGGCGGCGACGGCGCCGTACCGGCACCAGTGCCGGATGGTGGCGACGGTGACGCTGGCCTGGGTGGCGGCGGTGGTGGTGTCCATCTCGGCTTCCTCTCTGGTGCGTTCTCCCTACGCACATAACTATGCCCTACCCCATAAGGTTTGTCTATGGGGTAGGGCATAGTTTTTGGCGGACTGCCCCGGTCCTCTGCTCGTACGGGTGTTCGGTCTAGGATCCCCTCGAACCACGAACGGGGAGACCATGGCAGACCTACCTGACGACCTGATCCAACTCCGGCGCGACTTCCTGGCCGCCCAAGGCCGCCTCGCCGCCGCTGGTCGAGTGCTGCCCTCACACGCTGCCGTCGTCGCGGGAGAAGCCGAACCAGCCACGCCCGAGCAGCATCAGGCGTGGCAGACCGCGCAGGCGGAATGCCGCCGCCTAGCCGTAGCCATCCAGGAGCACTCGCACTGGGAGGAGACTCCTGACCGTAAAGCGGCACGTACAGCGCTGGACGCGATCCAGACGTGAAGACGCCCCGGCCTCAACAGAGACCGGGGCTTGCTCAGGGTGCTGGCTATACGTTCTCGCCTTTGCTGGCCAGGTAGACCCCGCGGTTGACGCCGTGATGGAACGGGCACCCACCATGCGGCCACGTGGGCCAAAGCTCGTCCGCGATCACGCATGCCGAGCAGTCCTCAGCGTCTTCCTCGTTCACGTCGAGCAGGTCCATCAGGTCGATTTCGCTTGCCTCGGCAAGAGACATGGCACCTCTCTTCGTCTCGTTGGTGGGAGTGGGGCTCAGGAGCTCGTCTACCGGTGGAATCCCAGCACGCTCCGGATCGTCGTTCCAGTGGTGGCCTTCTCAGACGCGGCCACCCACGCCTCCATGGCCGCCTCTTTCTCCGGGCCGTCTGGTGTGGACTCGGCCTTCTGTTTGAGCTCCGTCAGTTCGCGGGCGGTTGGTCTGCCGGTCACGATTCCTCTGTCCACTGCTCGACGACCCAGCGCGGAATGATCCCCTCGCTGCCGCAGAAGTCGCAGCCGCTGCCCTCACATCCGGGGCAGGTAGCTGGGTTGTCCTCATACCAGGGCTTGTTGCCGGGAAGGGTCACGTCTCCTCCTCTTCAGTGCTGGTGGATGCCAGCGGATGCCGTGGCGTGCAGAGCGCCGCCTATCGTCGTGACGCCGGCCACGGAGACCTGGTGGCGGCACTGCGGGCGGCACATGCACCCGTACGTCACAGTGGGCGTCCCGTCGACCCAGGTCATGGTGTGGTCGGGGGCGTCGGCCGGTTTGAACGTCATCGTCAGCGCCCGCCCTTCTCGCTACGCGCCTTCTCGATCGCGCCCGGGTACGCCTCCTTGAAGTGGAGTTCGCCCTTCTTCCAGTCGACCCGGTCGAGGCGGTAGCCCTGCTTCTTCTTCTCTTCGACGAGTTCAGAGAATGATTCCTGGGTCAGTTTGCCGATGCTCATGGTTCTCCTTTGATGTGTTGGTGTTGATGAGATCTGGCCTTGCGGGCACCCGCCCGGCCGGGGAAGTGCCGGGCGAGCACCCGCAACGTCAGCTCAGTCCTTCTCCAGGGCGGCGGCGCGTTGCGCGTCTGCGAGCCTGTCGCTCAGCATTTCGAGCTCGTGGCGGGCGTCTGCCTTCTCGTCTGCAGTCATGATCGCCTTGTGTGTTTTGACGAACTCGAACAGGGCGTCGTACTCGCTCTTGAGGCGCCGCGCCTGCTGTTTGAAATAGCCCACGACACGTCAGCGCTTACCGCGCTTGGGGGGAGCCCACCACGGCCGGCGAAGTTCCTCGGCGGCCTCGCCCCAGTCCTTCGCGTTGGCCGCCGCGACCCTGCGGTTGCTGTCGTGCTGCCGGGCCAGGTACCTGTCGGCGTGCCGGTCGGTGCTCTGGCCGGAATCGAGGCGCTTCTGGTACTCCTCCGCCTTCTGCTTCTCTTCGCGTGCTTTGGCGGCTTCCTGGCTGGCGATCTCCGCCGCGCTGCCTGCCAACTTCTTGCGTTCCTTACCCCAACCCATGTGTGTCCTCCTCTCGGTGGAGCTGGCTGCTCCGGGCACCCGCCCAGGCGGGGAAGTGACTGGGCGGGCACCCGCAACGGTCAGCCGGTGACGTGCCGGATGCCGTCCACGACGCTCGTGTTGCCGTCGCGGTGCCGGTTCTGCTCGTCGGCGATGGCGCGAAGGTCCTGCGGGGACACGCCCGCCTTGAGTTGCTTTTCCGTCCACGCACGGGTCTGGTCGTAGGTGGCGGTGTTCACGTCCAGCGTGCTGGGCTTGGGCTTCGCCATGCTGTCCTCCTCGGGGGATTGGTGGAGCTGGGCCGCTCCGGGCACCCGCCACGCCCCCGGACGTGGCGAGCACCCGCAACAGGCAGACCTCACTTGAGGACCTTGGTCGCGAACACGGCGAGCTGGTCGGCGCCCGTGAAGATGCTGTTCAGTAGGCCATTGACCGCGTCGGCGGCCTGGGCGGGACGGCTGAACAGATAGAACACGGCGAAGGCGATGCCCACGTACATGAGCGGCTTCTTGAGACGGTGCATGACAGTCCTTTCTGTTGTCAGGAGTCGCGGACGCCTTCGCGGTCGGGGTGTGCCCGCCGGGCACGCTCGGGCCGGTTGGCGTTGCGGACGAAGAGCACGATGGCTCCGATGGCCAGCGCCGCGTACACGGCCATCGCGGCGAACGCGGCCGGGACGCTCGCGGTGGAGAGCCACACGCATGCGATCAGGCCGCCGATGGCGAACACCCAGCAGGCAAGGAGGATCAGGAAGCGTTGCATCAGCTTGGTCCCCTCGGGGGTTAACGGGTGAGGTAGCCCTTGCCGCGGCAGCCGTGGCATTTGCGCGATTTGAGGTGCTTGCCGCCGGTAAGCGACATCACGACGATCTCGCCTTCGCCATCGCATGTCGGGCAGGTCATGCCGGGTCTGAAGAAGACGCCGAGGATTCCCATGTCTGTTTCTCCGATCGGTTGTAACGGGATCTTGGGAGCGGGTGCTCCGGACACCCCTCCCGAGAGATCGGGAAGGTCTCCGCAACCACCGCTCGCGGGCCCTTCGACGCAACCGTGAGTGACCGTCTTGGGGCTACAGCAGGGCTGCCTCCGAGCGCCGCGCAGGGGTTAAGCGGCCGAAGGCGGGTTAAATTTTTAGTCCTCGGGTTAAATCCAACGATCACGTCGCTGAGCTGGGGAAAGTTAAGCGCGAGTCCGGGTTAAGCGGGTTAAGCGAAGGGGCCCGGAAGCCTGGAGATGGAGTGTCCCGAGGGGATGTTCCTCTCTTAACCCGCGTCGTCCTCGTGGGTGACGCCGGCTGTGGCGATCTCCACCATGCGGCAACGGATGGTGATCGGATCGATGGGATAGCGGTTCTTCGACGAGGGCACCTTGACGCCGAGGAGGCCCAGTTCGCGCACCAGCTCCATCCGGTCGCGGAGTAGCGCGTAAGGGCGGTGCCGCGAGTACGCAGACTTCAAGGCAGCCAACGCCTGGGCGGCCGGAACCGGGTCGGCGCCGATCACATCGAGCAGGTCCGCCAGAAGGTCCCTCTCCTCGTCGTCAAAGGTGGCGTTGCCGAGGGCAGCCTTCTCCCTCAGCGCCACCGCCCGCGCCACGACCGAGCCCATCTCTGCGTACGGCACGTAGTAGGTGCGCAGCAGGCCGGCCTTGGCTTGGAAGCCGCTCGCCATGCAGGTGCCGATGTCGCCCGGCCCTTCCTCCGTCTTCGGCTCTAGGCCGACAGCGGAGATGCCCCTCTTGTACGAGCCGGTGCCGAGCACCGCGTCGTTCGAGGTCTGGTCGCCGATGGCGAAGCACGCCTTGTTGGAGATGACCGCCATCAGCTTGCGCGGCAGCGACGCCGACGACGGTTCCGGGGTGGCGAAGATCAGGGTGACGGCGTACTTTCGGGCCGCGCCCATCAGCTTCACACACAGCTCTTCGGCCTCCTCTCCGAACTCCTCGTTGAGGAACAGCGCCTGGCACTCGTCGATGACGATGATGCGCGGTCGTAGCCGCTCGTCCTTCTCTGCGAGTTCCCTGGTCACCATGGGGGCGCCGTGCTCCTGCAGCGCCTTGCCTCGCACGCTGAGTTCGGCGTACACCTCGCGCAGAAGGAACAGGCACGCTTCGACGACCTCGTCGCCCGGTCCCGTGAGCAGGGTCCGCAGGCGGGGTCGGAGCGGGTCGTAGTCGGCGTTCGTGGCGAAGACGAACACGTCGATCTCGACCAGGTAGTCGAGGATGGCCCCCAGCAGCAGCGTGAGGATCATCGTGGATTTGCCGGAGCCCATCATGCCGGCCAGCGCGTAGTTCTTCTGAAACAGCAGGCCGATGACGGTCTTGCCGCGAATGTTCCGCGACACGGGGACGCCCTCGAAGTAGTCGCCGACGCCGTCCTTCAGTAGCGGCCAGTCAGGCATCGGGCCGGTCAGCGATCCCTGGTCGGCGACCCACAGGTCCAGCACGCCGGGCTGCTTCTTGGGCTCGGTGGCCCACACCTCGACGGGCAGGCGTACGAGGTTGTGCGCGAGCACGGGCTTCTTCTGATTGATCATTTCTACGGTGACGCCCGGCGGCGGTTCAAGCTGGGTCCGGTACCCCTCACCGTCGCGCTGGGTCGGCAGCACGATCCGCGGCTTCCAACCCGCCTTGAAAGCCCTGTTCAGCGGGGCGATACCCAGGTGCTTCAGCGCGTTGATGATCGCTGACTCGTCGGGAATGACGTCCCGGCTGCTGTCGCTCTCTCGATCGTCGGCAACAAGCCACGTCGGCGTCTCACCCAGGCGGCGGCCTTCACGATGGCCTGCCCACGCCAGCAGCGGGACGAAGGCCACCACGAACACGGACCAGGCAACTCTGGTGGCACTGGCCAGCCATCGGAGGACGCCGCCGAACCACACCCACAGGTCCGTCCAACCTCCCGCGCCGGTCGCCCACACCACCGTGGCCGCCACGACCAGCAGCACCGGCACGGCCAGGAGGCAGCAGCAGGTGAGGATCGCCATCTTGAGCACCAGTAGCGGCAGCTTCATGAGCCGCTCGTAGCGGTCGTTCTTGGCTTCCTTCCGCTTTTCGATCCAGAACGCCAGCGCTTCGCGGTCGCCGGTGGCCTTCGCGATGCGGATCTGCTCGCGGATGTCTCCGCTGGTGAGGCCGTCTTTCGCGCGGACGATCCAGGAGTGCCAGCCCGCGAGAACGAGAGCGCCGTGCTGCGCGGCGGTGCGGGCACGCTTCCTGGTGGCGGGGGAGGGCCGCAGCACCGTCACCCGGTCGACCACCGCGGACGGCAGGCGGCTGGAGCGTTCGGGCACGTCGGAGACGATTTCGGCCTCGACGACTGCGGGCTCCACCTCGTGCTCCTGCCGGGGCTCCAGCTCGTCGTGGCGCTGCTCGTCTTCGGGCAGGGTCAGGCCGGGAGCGTCGTCGGCGTTGCGGACGATCTCCAACCTGCGGCGCGGGCTCTCGGTCAAGACGAGACCTCCTCCCTCAGCCAGACCGGGGTGCGGTAGACGCGCAGAGCACGGCCATCCAACGCGGACGCGGTGGCCAGGTGCACCGACAGGCAGGCGACCACGAAGGCGGCCACGTAGACGGCGAACCGTCCGGCGTTCCACAGCGTGTACAGCGGGAACGCGACCGCGACGGCGCCGAGCCAGTAGAAGGGGTGCCACCACTTCAAGGGACGCGGCTCGGCTGTGTCCTGGTCGTCGTCGGGCAGATCGACGATCGACGCCTGGATGAGCGCGAAGGCGGCCAGGAGCCAGACGGCAACGGTGACGATCGTGTTCATGACTGGTCTCCAGTCGGGGCGGCGGGGGCAGGGTGTGTGCCGTTCAGACGGGTCGGCTCGATCGGCGGGATGAGCGGCTCAGCGAGGCTGTTCTGACCCGGTGTCGGCACGGGCTCGGACGGCTGCGGTTCCTGTTCGCGCTTGACGTCGTCGATGACCTCTTGCGCCTCGCGGATCTCCAGCCCGAAGCGGTCCGACAGTTGACGCCGGCCGATGCCGCGGCGCCCGTTCTTGATGCTGTCGGCGTACGCCCACCGTGCCGCTTCGAACCGGTCGGAGGGGATGAGTTCGACGTCGACCTCGACGAGCTTCTCGACCTCGATCTCGCGGACCACCACCCGCTCCGGCATCTGTGTCGGGATGGCCTCGCGGATGGCCTTCAGGAGCCGCATGAACAACTCGACGGCGATCACCAGGACGAGGGCGGATGTGCCGCTGACCAGTCCGCCTTCGATCCCGGAGGCGAGTCCGTGGGCGGCGTTCCCGATGAGGGTTGCGACGATTCCCAGCCACAGCGCCGCACGTGCGAGAGGTGGAACAGGGATGCGGGAGCGGGTGCAGTACAGCATCACCAGCGACGCCATGATGATCAGCCCGTCGATGGCGAGGGGGAACAGGCGTGCCGTGTCTTCGGCCTCGCCGTAGCGCCTCCCAAGGGTGATCAGGTGGCGGTACGAGATGTAGAACGTGATGCCGATCAGAAGGACGAGGACGAGCCATGCAGCCGTCTTGATCCAACCGTCGCCGACCGGCTTCTCCGGCGCGACCTCGGGCTGGCACACGCCGGGGTCGGCGCGGTCGGCGTCAAGGCCCTCGGCGGGCTGGGTGGTGTTCAAGGCGTGCTCCTACGTGTCGGTGTCGTCGAGCTCGTCCGGCTCGGCGGGTTCGTCGGTGGCGGGCTGTAGGGCGGCGAGCATGGCGAGCTCCTCGGCGTTGAGGGCCGCTACAGCTCGGGCGAGCCGCCGGCGTCGCCGCTCTTCAGGGGTCATCGGGGGTGCTCCGTGTGTGGCCCCGTCCGCGGGGGCGCGATGGTTTGGATGCCAGGACACGTCCGCCGCGGACGGGGGAGTAGAAGGGGGTCAGCGCCGGACGCGGTACTTGGCCTCGCCGCGCTTGACCATGCCGGTGTTGCCGTCGCTGAACTCGATCCAGCGGCCTCGCATGAGGAGGCCGTCCTCGTCGCCGATGTCGTAGGCGTCGACCACGCGTGTGCCGTCTTCGAGGACGCCGCCTTTCTTCAGGTCGGCGGCGTCCACTTCACGAATCGCCATGTTGTTCACGTCCTTTTCGTCGTCTCGGGGGAGTAGGGTTGCCCGGCCGCCGCGGCGAGGGTTACCCCCCCGGGATGAGCGGCAGCCGGGCAGGTTCATCGCGCAGCCCTCCGACAGGAGCAGCGGCGGTTCGAACAGCGAGGGTCAGTGCAGGCGATCGTGTCGATCGCCGGGGCGCTCATGTAGCCGCGACGCTTGGGCTGGTGGACCATCCGGCTGGTGACCTCGTTGATCCGCTCCCGGATCTCGTCAGGGGTACGGGTCGTCATCGAGACACCACCTGACGAGGAACGCGCCGGTAGTCGGACAGCCGGACCACGTTGTCGGGCAGGACGGTGGCAGGGGCGATCTCCACGTCATTCGCTTCAAGAAGAAGCCCGACCTTGGCGGAGAGGACGGAAGCGTCCTCCAAGAGCGCGTGGAGCAGGTCTACGGGGACCGCGATGGTCTCCGGAGCTGTATGTGTCATGATGAGGGAGTCCTTCCGTCCTTGACCGGCCTGGAGGACATGCGGGCGGCCCGGATCGTGGAAGTGAGGGGCCGCCCGTCGCATGTCTGGGGCGATCGCGAGCGTCAGTAGGAAATCGCGCCCCATGACGGGAAATGCCGATGCGGATAAATCGCCCGACAAGTTCGCGGGGCTCTTCATGGATTGCCCTCCCTGGAACTGATAGGGCGTCGGCTCGGCTTTCAGGTCGTGCGAAGAGGCGTCGCGTCTAGGTCTACTGAGTTTCGCTAAGCGGTGTTAGCGTGTTGTGCTTAGACGGTAACGCGCCCTATGGGTGTCGTCAAGGCAGCTAAGCGCATCCGCTAAGACCTCTTAGTACTCAAACACCTCAAACAGGGACATAGATGTTCATTGATGCTGATGCGGTTCTTGATCTAGTAACTAGCTCAAACGATCCCGTCGAGCGAATCAAGAACGTAGGGGCCGCCCTCGTAGAGATCCAAAACCTGACGGCAGAGCTCGGCCGACTGCGACGCGAGGAGGTGGAGGAGTTGAAAGCGGCCGGCATGTCACAGAACGCCATCGCCAGGGCGATCGGGCTGACGAGCGCCAGGATGAGCCAGGTTATGAATAACGCCCCAGCCCCGGAGCGCGCTTTTTTCGGCGTAAAGATTGAGCCGATCATCGCGGCCGTCGCCGAGAAACGAGAGGCAGACAAGCCGAAGCCAGGCCCCGTGATTTCCATCGACGACATGCAGGCATACGACGGCCTGCGCAACCTAGTCGCAGACCTCGGATTGACGTCGACCTATGAAGTGGTAAGACCGCCCGGCAATATATGGCTCAACCGAAACGGACTCGTCGTCATTTGCGGACCTCGTCACTCATCTCTCATTGAGCAGGTGCTGGGATCTGACGACAAGCTCTCGTTCGAAAAGGACGACGCCGGATGGCACCTGGTGGACCATGTCGAAGGCGTTGCCTACCGCTCGCCGGAAGACTCCGACGAGCCAGGCGACATCGCCTATCTCGGTCGCCTGCCGCGGCCTGACGGCAAAGGGTATTTCCTGTACCTCGCTGGCATCCACGCCGCCGGCGCCGCAGGGGTCGTCCACTACCTCGGCAACGAACTGGCCAGCCTGTACCGGGAGGTCCGCAACCGCAGGTTCTCGACCCTGATCCAGTGCCGCTACGACCCGGAAACCCATACGATCATCTCCAGCGAAAGGATCACGCCGGTCTACAAGCATGAAGGATGA